TTATGTCTCCTCTAGCAATTTATCTGCTTGCTTTAACAATTCGTCCAATTTGCTTGAGGATAAGTCACTCTTTGTCTTTTCAGATAAACAAGATGTACCATCAATTGATTTTTCGATTTTGCTATCTAAATCAATTATTCTTGATACTATATCTGAAGTCCTTTTTCCATCAGGGATTTCCAACAATGATAGTAATTCGTTCTCCCATATATCCAACTGTTTTCTGGATTTCAGGATTTGCTCTATTATATGCGAATGAAATTCTTTTGTAGCAGTCAGGTTATTTGTATAATTTTCGTAATTGTATACTTGGTAAGCATCAAATACTTCATTTTTAAATAAGCTCTCTTCATAAGCTGTTAGAATAAATAATGGATATTCTGAGAATTTTTCTTTTATCTTGGTTGCAATAACAATACCATTATTTGTGGTTTTTGCAAATGAATCAAGCTGATAATCTATAATTATTGCATCAAATTTAGTGCGAGTGATTTCATCAATAATTTCATCACAAGATTTCTCAACACTTATTGGCAATAGTCGTAAATTATAATTTGAATATCTGTCATTATATAAGTCCGTAGCTTTATCAGAATGTTGCATAAATAAAACTTTAATTGTATCAATTTTACTTTTACTGTCATCCAATATGGCAATATTAAATGTTTCCATTATTATTCCTTTCGTTAGGGAAGACTATTTCAAGTTCAAATCCATTATTATTTATAATACTATATTTTCCGTTATATTCATTAATAGCAGTTGAAATTATATACATACCCAATCCTGTACCAATTACTTCACCGGTATTTTTATCTATTTTATCAGTTACGCCAAACTCAAATATTTTAGAAGGATCTTTGAAGCTTTTTGAAACTCCAGGACCATTATCTTTATAATTTATCTTAATATTTTCATCGTCAGCAAGTACACTTATGGTTATATTTCTATATTTCTGTTGCGTTTTTTTAAATGCTTCTATAGAATTTATAATCAAATTGCATATTATACTTTCAAAATCTATTGAAAAAATTTTTTTTATTGCTATATCACGCTCTCCTAAGACATTTAAACTTATATTCTTTTGTTGCAATAATGGTAATAATATCAGTTCTAAGTTTTTAATTACTAAATACAAATCGGTTAGTTTTCGCTTGCGCTTATCCTGTTTTAATTGAGTAATAACAACATTAATCCAAGAATTAAGAAACATGTCATTTCTACTTAAATCATCCAGATAGTCATTAATAAGCTCTTTGTTATTTTTATCAATTACATACTTAAACCTATCGGCCCTTTGCTTTAATTCAGTATTTAAACCACTCAAATCATGAACGATAGAGGTTGTAATTAATCCGTTTGTTGCCAATGAACGCAATAACTTGACCTCTGTTAACAAATCTTCTTTTTCTTTATCAATTAATAAAAGAGCTTCTGCCAATTCAGTACTATCATTTTGATTATCATTATTTTGCTCATTAAAATCATCATTGGGTGGCAGTTCGGAAAGAACTTCTTTATTAGTAGCATTTGGAAAACTAGTTTTCAGTATAGTTTTCGCCATCTTGCGACCTTTTTCTTTCTTTAATTCTACTTCACTCTTTATATCGTTATATTTCTTAAAGCCTCTTGCTATATGCTGACGATCATCTTCAAAAAGACTTATTAGATTAGCTAAAATTTCCTTGAACATCAAAAAATATTCATTATCAATAATCCCTTCTCTGCTTGATTTATCAAGAATCATAGAATTATATACACGGGAAATAAAGACATTACCATATCCTTGTATATTTCTAACTTTCCAACTTCCGCTAGGATGAGATAAGCCCGCAGGACTACTTGCTTTTCTAGCATCAAGATTCAGCCAGTCAAAAGAATCAGATTTGCTATCACCATAAGGCCTTATTATAAAATTGTCACGATAAATTTTAACCCCAGCATTTTCCGACAACCATGATCTTCTTTTATTACTTGTTTCCTTATAATAAAAAAGCTCTTTATAATCTTCTGTCGTATTGAATTTTAAAAATACATATTCAAATTGAAATGCTCCAATTTTTTTGATTGTTTCAATAACTTCTTTGTCATCATTTACGGCAATTTCTTCTATAGGGTATTTAAAGTAAATCTTGCCATTTTCAAAATCTTCTTTTCGGTATGGATATTTTTGAAATTCTTCCATTTCAAAAACCTCATCTGGTATTTTTGAAATATCAAATTCATTTCTGGTTAATTCAACCTTGAAATACTCACCATCAAAATTACAGTTTAATTTGTAATCGAACTCATTAATCATCTCATTTTCGATTAGTTCCATTTTATTTGCAAAAGATTGCATTGCATACAACGAATAATCTTGTAGATGATTGTTGGGCATAACATACGAAAGCATATTAGTAATTTTTTCAATAGCTTTATTTGTCCAATTATCACGTAAATTAGTTATCTTAAGAATTGTACCTGTTTTAAAAGAGTTTACCAATTCCTCGTCAAAACAGTCTAAGTTTTTGATGATTTCTGTCGGAAGAAACATGCTCAAATCGTCATCAAGTAAATCTAAATCTGCTGCAACCTCGTTTATTGTTTTGCCGGTTTGTTCAAAATTTCTCCAATCAGTTTTCCAGTATAGAGTTTTATCTGAAGAATCATGCTTAGTATACATCTCACAGATTTCACCAAGTCTATCCAAAGCAAAACGTCCAATACCCTTTTCCCCTGATTTAATACGATTCTTTTTTGATTGATATACAACTTTTTTATTATCTGTACCAATAAGCATCCAACAATTTTGTATGGTATCTCTTGTCATGCCGGTACCATTATCTATTATGTATATTGCATCGTGCTCAACGTCAAAAGCCAGAATACAAAAAGAAGCATCCGCATCATATGTATTTTTTACTAATTCAATTATGGCACCATCAACCTTAGATACACTTTCACGACCTAATAAAATCGCAGCTCTCGAAGAGATTTGATATGTTATTTTTTCCATATTATATCACCTCCATATCAAATTCAAAGTTGTTTATATCTTTTGGTGTTATTCTCAATGATGTTCCACTAGCTTGTATTCCAATGCTATTAACATACTCCATAAATTCATCACTATTTAATATTTGTTTAGCTTGCTTCAATGATGTTCCATTTTTAGATGTAATATATATTCCAGAATAAGGAATATCTTCTTTTGCAAGCTCATATACCTTTATATTATCGGTTACTACAGTCGAGATTAAAAGTTTTTCTTGGTTTAAATGGGATAAAGCTTGGCTTCGTCCATATTCAAACCACTCAGCAGAAAGATCTTTATTTCTTTTTTCCAATTTATCTTCAAAGGCTTTTAAATGCCGAACAGCCCCAGGATATTTTGTCTCAAATTCTTCTGACTTATATTTCATCAATTTGCCATCTTTATAGTAATATGGGAAAATAATTTGTTCTTTTATATTATATGCAAGGTTCCGCGGACTTTTAGCAGGTTTTATAACCTCCTTTTCAATATTACAATTTGAATGAATGTTGTTATTTGGTTTTATAATAAAAGCCTGATTTAACAATGTAGCAATAGAAATTTGAGCGTTAAATAAATCTCCGAATTTTAGCTTTACAGTTTTATTTTTTGATTCTTCAATTTTAAATACCCATTTCTGTTTTAAAGAAGTTTTTGGAATTTTGATACTAGTTTTATTATCCTCATTTCTATACAAAATCTGTTTTTTGTTTTTACCTTTTTCGCAAACCAAAATTGATGTTGCGACTAAAGCTTTTGAAAACACTTTTTCTGTTTTGAAATCATATATTGTAGTTGTAGATGGAAGTATGAATTCTCTAAGCTTTTCTGCAAAAACATTCTTAAAGATACTACTTGGAATAAGATATGACAATTTACCGTCATCAGATAAGCAATTCAAACTCTTTTCAATAAAAGCATAGCAGTAATCAAATTTACCTTTACAACAAGTAATAAACTTATTTTTAATAAATTCTCTGGTTTCTGGCTCAAGTTCTCTATAATTTATATATGGGGGATTGCCAGCAATGTATTCAAACTTTTGAGATATTTTGCTTTTCAAAAAATCTGCGACACGAATATTCCATTTAACATCATAAATGCCGTAGTATTCAGCTATTTTATTTAAAGTTTTAATACAATCAGAATATTTAGAAAAATCAATTTCAAATCCCCAAATATCATTTTGTAATCCTGTTTTAATTGTTTTTAAAGAAAGCTTTTTATTTATACAATCTCTAATATATCTTGAAACGGCATGTTTTAAAACTGATCCATCGCCACATGAATTTTCTAAGAATTTTTTTCCAAATAAATCTTTTTTGTACTCAATAATATCGAGCAATTTATTCGCTTTATCATCTGGCGTAAAAATTTGACATCTTTCTATACGCTTCATGTCTACCTGCTAATTAATATTAACATAGTAAATATTAGCATAAAAAGCATTATTTTTATATATATCTATACAAACAATAATGTATTGTAACATGAAATAATTATCGGATTACATAGCTAGTAACAAATTAATTTTAATAATGTTTATTTACATAGTGTGTCCAAATGTAACTTCTTTCTGCGTTGGGCTGGCTTTCATTTATCTTCGTTGATAATGTGTTGTTGTCAAAAGGAGGAAAGATTATGAAAGTTAACAGTTATTGTTTAGAAAAGAAAGAGCTTGATAAATTCACACATAATGCAGCACGTATTTATAACATCGTTGTTGTATTGTCATATTTTTGTAACGAACAACAAGAAATAGAGGAATTAAGCAACATTACACCTATTGTTAATCATCTAAGGCAAGAATCAGATAATTTATATTCAGACCTTCTTGATTTAGGTTATAATGATTGCGAATAACTTCTCTGTCCAAGGGATTTAGCAGAACTTTGTAATAAATATTAGCAACCTAAAATATCACGTTGGATTTTTTCAATAAAATTCGACGAAAAGGTTTTATGAGTTTTAACTTTCTTAGCTTAGGCAAGTGATTTTTCGTAATTTTTTAGTTCCGGCATGGTTTTGATTAAATTTAAAAGCGAATAAATTTCTGCTTGTGTTGTAGGACTTTTGTTATCTATATTTTGTGTGATTTTTGCCATTAATTTCCTTATAAATCCTCGCAACTCTTCACTAAAATCAAGATTGTTATTATACAACTTTGAGCGTTTTTTATCCCATTGAAATTTATTTTTCCAATAAAACAGCGTCCTTCTTGAAACTTCAAGTTGGGTTGCGATTTCATCAACCGTAAGTTTATCATCTATATACATCATTTCAGCCTGTTTATAATATTTCATTTTGCTCATAAATTTCTCCTTATTTACACATAGAATTTTTAACACCATAATACGGATTATGCTTTATATAACCTTGCTCAAATGCATATTTCAAAATACTCCCAAGCAAAGTTACACCATTGCTTGCGGTTTTAGGTTTATATTTTTCTTTCATTTTTTGCATAAAATCAACAATCATTTCATAGGTGATTTTAGAGATTTGAATTTCGCCAAAATACGGCAAAATATTGTATTTTAACTGTGATTTATAACCTTTCAATGTATCTTTTGTCAGTTTTCTATTCACAAGATAATCTTGTACCAAGTCATTAAATAAAAGATAATTCTTTTTTTCAAAGCTGGCTTTGGATACAATTCAAAAGTTTTCTCTCTAACAAAGTCAACATATTTATACAAACCTTGTTCGAAAACTATTTTACCCTCGTTCAAAAGGTGTTCAAGTTCTGTTTCACAATCACATTCAGCAATCATTTCAATTTCATCAAGTGTAAATTCTTTCAAATGTCGTGCTAATTTTTCGATATTCATAATACTTGTTTTGCAACCTCCAAATTTATTTCCAACAAATTGTTATCTTTTGCAAAGGTTTCCATCTGGTTTATTAACTGAACAATTTGTCTGAACCTACAATATTTTTTGTGGATATATTCAATCGCATCTGGAGTAAAATGAGTTTCTGAAAGTTGACTCAAAATCTGCGATAAATCATTTATCTTAAATATTTTAAACTATAAAATTTCAGAAAATCTGTCATATAAATGTTTATAGCGTTCCAATTTTCTGTGTGCCAATCCCATACCTATAAAAATTATCGGACAACCGGTTTCATCATGAATATCACGCAGGGTTTCAATCGATTTGTAATTGTTCATCAAATAATCAATCTCATCAATAAAAATTATTTTTGGTTCCTGTTTTAACTTTTTAACTACTAAATTAAAATTGTCAGACGTTAAGTATCTCGGTATTTCATCCATTTCTTTGACTAATTCTTCTAATAACCATCGACCGGTCATTAGATTTGTAGCTCTTAAATAAATCCCATCATACTTACAAGTGAGCCACAAAGCGGTTTGCGATTTACCAAGTCCCGGTTCTCCATAAACCAACCCCATTTTTGGAATATTTTTTGGTTTATTATGTAGATTTTCAACCAGTCCGATAAAGTTTTTTACATTATGTGTTTTTATAAACACTTTATTCAAGTTGTCCTTTCTTGGCTTGCTCGCGTTAAACGGGCACGCTCACGCTTCTGCCATCTGCTCGCAAGCCGCTATTCATATAAAAGTCTATACTCCTTTGTTTGTTTGAATTTAGCAATCCATTCATCTTGTGGGTTATTTTTTATTAGATACTCATATTTTTCTGAATTATTTTTGAACAGAGTTTGAAGGGTATTTGAACGTGATTTGAATTCAACGGCTTTTGGTTTATCCATTTTCTGTTCGATAAATTTAACTTCTTCATTACTTAGATATTGTTTTACCGATTCAATAGTTTTCTTTTTCAACTGTCTTTGCTTAACAATTTTTTGTTTGTAGTCTTCAAAATCTTTTACATCTCCTAAAATCTTCGCCATTGGATGAGTTTGTGTAACTCTTTCCGCTATGCATAAATACTCACCTTTTGTTGTGAAAACTTTTATACTTGTTAAATCAAATAGATTGTATTTAATTAAAACTTTGCTTTTGAAACCGTATAATCTTTCGTCAAAATAATCACAATTCAAAAATCTGATTCCGTTTCGCTGAATTGTTTTAACCTCAGTTGCAAGCATTAAATCGTCGAGGCTGTCGGGGTTTATATTTTGGCGTTTTCTTCCTCCTAAAACTTCTGCTATACTTTTACCAGGAGCATTCGGGCAGGGTTGAGAGTTTTTGAAATTCAACCACATATCAATCATTTTTATAGTTTCTTCGATTGTAGGAATGTAATTATTATGTAGTTGTTTGTGGAACTTTTCATTTCGCATCATATAAGCAGGCTTGTTCTGAATGCTACTTCCGACATAGCTAGGCAAAAGTTTTTCAAAACCCTCCTGAAATTCTTTAAAAAATCTTTCAATGACCTTTGCTCTGGCATTGTATGGTCGTGCAAAAACCGTTTCAATCCCTAACTTTGAGTATAATCCTTGAAAACCAAGTTCTGTAAATCCTTTATCATCAGTAAAATATTTTGCTCTGAATGCTCTACCATTATCTTGATATACAACTTTTGGTATCATATCAAGATTGATTATTGTGTTACGAAGTGCCGAAGCTATACATTGAGTATTTTCTTCAAGCATAATTTCATAACCGACAAGTGCTGTTGATTTCTAGTCCAAAAATCCGACTAAAGTTGCTCGGCAATGCTTGCCTGTAAAAGGATTAACTACCTGAAATGCAAGTTTATGCCCATCAGCGACAAGTATATCCCCGACTTCTAAAAGCGATGCATCACGTTTTATATACGGTTCAACTTTATCAGATAATGCTTTTTCTCCGTCACGAGCTAAAATCCACTTGTCATAATTATTGTCCTTAAACCATTTTGCATATCTTCTGAATGTAATATCCGTAGGAATAAAACTTTGTCCTTGCTCTTTTAACTTATACTTGGTTAAAGCTGTTGCTTTGCCTATTGAAAGCCTATTGGGATGTAAAAGCAAGCTCATAAATATTTTTATTTCTTCATCCGTCAAAACGGTTCTATATTCATCTACTTTAGAATATTTGTACTGAGGTAAAAGCTTTGCATAATCTTCTGTACCGTTAAGCATTGCATACCAACGATGCAGACTGCCACGTGATATTTTACCTAAAATCTCAAATAGGTGAGAATTTGAAGTATTATGTAATTTTACAAAATCATAATCGGCTTGAAGCTTATTTGTTGATTTCTTTCTGAATTCTTGCCATTGGTGGATTAAATCTAATCTTGCGAGGGCGATTTGTTTTGATTTTTCTGGTGTGTAATTTGCCATGCGGAACTCCTTACACACACATTAATCGTTCGTTTTAAGAGAAACATCAAGTCTTAAATCCAAATCTCAGAGACATTCCGACACATATTAAAATGCAATTTAGTGCAAAAATAGAGACAGTAGAACTATACATGCCAGAGTAGAGATTAGAACGCTCGTAAAATCCGAAAATTTACTCGCCATATGCCGTATGCAGTTTTAATTTGTATTAAATTTTTCTTATTTTTCTATAGCTTTCCTTTTATTTTATCTTAGCATACACATTAATCGTTCTTGTTTAAAGGAAGGCCAAGTATTTTTGTTAAAAATATTATTAAGATGTTGTTAAGTTCTAGGAAATAATTTGATTTACAAGATTTTTTTGTTTTAAAGTTTTCTATCCTATAATGGTTATAGAATAGAGAATAAATCTAATATGGAAAATAAAAACAGAAAAATTTCAAGACCAACTATAATTGATATAAAGAATGAAATTAATTCATTAAAGGGATTTTTGAATGTTTTCAAAATATTCAACATAACAGAAATTGGCACATTTAATATCTCTGACATTGATAATAAATTAAAATATATGCAAAAAACCTTTAAAAGATTAAATGAAATACCAGAAATCTTTAACAATTTTTTCGTTAATAGAGGTTGGGTGGCTTATGGAAGCTTAAATATAGATTTGATGGAAAAATGCGTAAAACTTGCAAAAAGCAACAAATATGATGAAGCTGAAAATATATTGTTTGAATATTATTCATATGAAAGAATTAAAGATGAATTATGGAAATTAATATTTCAGCTTGAAGTTGTAAAAACTAGAGAAGAATTATTAAATTTATGCTTAGAAGATTTTTTACAAAAACGTTATCACGCTTGCATACCAATTCTTCTATCTATAATTGATGGTATTGTTTGCGATGCTAGCCCTCAACAAAAAAGTGGTGCTGGTGTTGAAATAGATGCTTGGGATTCAATTACTTGTATAGATAATGGAATCAATATTTTATATAAAGAAATTATTCATAAAACAAGAAGAAAAACTACAACGAAAAAAATTACTTTGCCATATAGGAATGGTATATTACATGGAAGAGATTTAGGTTATGCAAACAGCGAAGTAGCAACTAAATGTTGGCATTTATTTTTTGCAATTTGTTCTTGGATAAAAGAATTAAAATCTGAAAAACAAAGAAAAGAAGAATACCTAAAGAAGCATGAAAATGACGATAAACCATTATTGGAGGTATTGAAAGATTTAACCGAATTACAAAAAGATAAGGAAGAATTCGAAAAAAATCTTCAAGAATGGAAGCCAAGACAAATCGATAACAGTAAATTACCGCTAGACATATTTTCTATTGAATTTGATAAAAATTCTCCAGAGGATGCTTTTAAAAATATTTTAATGGCTTGGAAAAATAAACAATATGGATTAATTGCAAAATCTATCCTAAATGTTAAACCTGCTGAAATAAAAAGAAAAGCCGGTGAATTAAAACAAGACCTTGAAGACAAGGAATTTTTAAATGCAGAAATTATTGAAATAAAGGATCATTCCATATCTTTGACAGAATTATTAATAAATATTGAATGCAATATATATGGAAATCGAAAAAGATTTGATAATTATAAAATACGATTATTATGCCAGGATGTAAATGGAAATCCGACAACAAGAAATTGTAAAAACTCTGATATTACTTGGCGAATTATACCAGCTGTTTTTTATATGTTGGTATAAACTAATGTCTTCTTGTTTTTACTTAGAATTGCATTAAATGAAAGTAATATTTAAAAGTTTGAGTTATTGTAACTAATGCTTAAAGACTTAACCTATCAGATTAAAAAGCCATACTGAGCAAGAGATATTATTCTTTTTCTTTCTTCCTCTGTAGTTTTTCTAAATACTTTTTGCGCAATTGCAATATTCATATACATAAATTTTTCAAAAGCATCATTGCTAAACTTTATTTCTCCATCATGTACTCGTTTTAAAAAACTAAAGTAGGTTCTAAGAAAATTATAAGGAATCTCCATATCAGTTAAATCTTCCCAAGTGTCTGTTAGTCCATTTGCCCTTGATAAATTGCAAATAGAATTATCACAATCGCCTTTGCATGCAAATTTGATATCCTCAATAATCTCTGGCTCAAGCGAATCCCATTTTTCTGGGAACCTAGATAAATATATAACTATTCCCTCATAATCATTAGCTGCTAGTAGATTTTTTCCGCATTTATCGCATTTTAATTCCACTAATTTATCAAAAATTTTATTTGTGGATTTGATATATTTTTGACAATAATTGGGAAAAAACCTACCTAATAAATTTTTTAGATTCTTTTTTACCAGTTCATCTTCAATTTTTCTATAATCATATAATATGTAATCTATTTTTTTATTATTTTTAATATCTTCAAGACACTTTTGCAAGTCGGATGTAGCGAGAGTCGAATAAAACCCGATAAATCCATCGCAATTATGACGGGTTACTCTATCCATGATATTACTTTCAATACTGCAACCAATTGCTTGATTGGTTTTTGCATAATGCTTACAACTAACTAACCAACGCTTATTTTGGTTTGATATATTACCTTTTAATTGTTCTTCTACAATTAAGTCTTTTCCACCATCAACACCTCTTGCTGGGTCTAACACTATTTTAAAACCCTGAATTTTAAAATATTCTCTTGCAAATAATTCCCAATCATCTGGTGTTTGAATTTCATTAAAATCAAGTCTCATTTTTACCTCGTACTATTCTGTAATTCTATAACAAAAATAATTCTAAATCTTAATTCTATAGATAAATTCTTAAATCTCATTTTACGAGATAAATTATTTTTGCACTTTCTTGCACTGTTTTGTACCCAGGGAAGGTGCAAGAAAGCGGAACATTTGGGCTATTTAAAACAAAGATTCTGAAAACTTAGTGCAATTTAGTGCAAAATTAAGGACAAAAGTGCAAGAAAAGACCACCAAATCTCAACGCTACAAAACCACCTTAAATATAATTAGAAGTATAGTTTTATAAATTTGTAATCTTAAGCAATCGGGAAAGTGTTTAGTTTTATTGGGGTTTGTTGCCTCTTCCCATGTCTAAAGAAATGTAGTGTCAGAATTATCCTTTTTATCCTTTTCTTATCCTTAAAATTATCCTTTTTTCCGTTGGCTCTCTGCGTTTTGCCCTCAATCTCGCACACTGTTTAGGTTTCAAAAAGGATAAAAAAAGGATAATTTTAATTACATTTGAAGAGATTTTATTTAAAAATTTCCCACTTGTCGGAAACTCATTTAAAACGTATATTTCCACGTTTAAAAATATTTAAGGGAAGCAAAATTTTTGTCTCAAAAAATGTAATTTTAACTCCAAATGTAATCGTTGAGAAAATTTTTAAAAATCGTTTAAAACTCTTTTAAAATAAGGTTAAAGAGTGTTTTTTGTTTAAAATGTTTTCCGAATAAAATGTTAGAAATAACGATTACATTTTTGAATAAAAATTAATTCAATGTAATTTAAAAATGTAATCATAAATGTAATTATAAAATGAAAAAATGTAATATTTTCTGATTGAATAATTACATTTTTATTCGACACCTTCTGACACATTTCCCACAAATAGACTTCCAATTTAATAACTTTAGAGCGATAGATGGAAGTATGAAAGATATGATTAAAAAATTTAATACCACAGAAACGTGGATAGATGTTGAAACTTTAGCAAACCTGAAAGGGGTTTCAAAGCGAGCAATCAGGTTAAGTTTTAACAGTAAAAATTCAAATTATGAAACCAAAATTGAAAACGGCAAAGGTGGAAAGCTGTATAAAATAAGATTATCAAGTGTTGAAGAAGATTTACAAATAAAATATATTCACGAATATTATGATACTCTTGCAACAACTAATAATATTGTTGAATTACACGAGTTTAAACCAAAAGCAGAAAAAATAATTTCCTTTAAACAAAGAGAGCTTGCACTTGCAAAATATGATTTAATTAAAATTTGGGAGAATTACAGGTTAGAGCAAAAACAAAAAGGTATCTCTAAAAAAGTTGCTGATAGAGAATTTTTAACAACATATAATACCGGCTTGTTATATTCAAAAATATTCAATGTTTTGGGGAATATAAGCATTGGAGCTTTGTATCGTTGGAAGATGTTATTGGGTAAAAATAATGACTGGACAGTATTAGTCGGAAACTATAATTACACAGCAAACGGTTGTTATAGAACAAGCCTTAATGAAAATGAGATTAAAATATTTTTAAATATACTTTTATCCCCGAATAAATTTTCAGTTGGCAGGGCAATATCATTAACACAATATATTCTAAAAGAAAAGAATGCAGAAAATATTCCAACAGAAGTGACATTTAGAAGATATGCCAAATGGTATAAAGCAAATAATTTAGATAAATGGACTCTTGCTCGTGATGGTATGAAAGCATTAAAAGATAAGGTTGAACCATATATTGTGAGAGATGTAAGTATGCTTGAAGTCGGACAAGTTCTGATTGCTGACGGTCATACTTTAAATTTTCAAGTAATAAATCCATTTACAGGTAAACCTTCAAGAGCAACATTAATCGGTTTTCTTGATTGGAAATCCGGTGGACTTGTCGGATATGACATTATGCTTGAAGAAAATACTCAAAATATTGCAAATGCTTTGAGGAACGCAATTTTAAATATGGATAAAATTCCTGAATTTGTTTATCAAGATAACGGTCGAGCGTTTAAAAGCAAGTTTTTTAACGGAGATAGTAAATTCGAAGAACTAGGTTTTACAGGAGTTTATCAAAAATTAGGAATAACACCTGTTTATGCAACACCATATAATGCTCGTGCAAAAGTTATTGAGAGATTCTTTTTAGATTTTCAAGAAAGTTTTGAAAAACTAATGCCAAGTTATATCGGTACAAGCATTGATAATAAACCTGCGTATATGAATAGGAATGAAAAACTCCATAAACAAATTCACTCACAAAAAGCAAATTTTATCCCGACTATTGAGCAAGCATTAATCTTGATAAAAGAATGGTTAAAGTTTAAACATTCACAGCCTTGCCCCAACAATAGAAATAAAACTATTGCACAAATGTTAGCAACTATTCAAAAACAAAATATTGATGAATCACAGCTTGATGATTTAATGATGGATACTGTTGTAAAACATATCGGCAGAAACGGTATAAGATTTTTAAAAGCAGATTACTTTAATGATGCACTTTACGGAATAAGAGGGAAATGCGTTGTTAAATACAATTTAAACGACCTTGCATATATAAAAATATATTCTATGAAGGGCGAATTTTTATGTCGAGCAGACAGAGTAACTGCAACTCATCCACTTGCTCATTTGTTGGGTGATGTGAAAGATATAGAAGATTACAAGCAAAAAATCAGAAAACAAAAACAATTACAAAATAAGACAATAAAAGCTGTTAAAGAACATTTTTCACTTGAGGATATTGATTTAATAAAATCAAAACTTATTGATGCAGAAATTTCAAAAGAAGAATTAATAATTGAACAACCTGTAATTGAAAAACAAGAAGTTAAAAAAGAAAAAACAAAACAACCTGAAAACTATGTTCAAAACCGAAAACGACCAATATTTAAAGATAACTACGAACGCTATGAGTGGCATATGAAAAACGGGTGCATCGGTAAGGAAGATAGGCAATGGTTGAGTGAGTACATAAGATCGGAGGAATTTAAAATTATTTATGAAAAATAGTCTAATTAAAACAAAAAATGTAAAACGGTTTATATCCTTGATGGATAACCTTCAAAAAGCACCGTCAAATGTGGCAAAAATGGCTCTTGTTTATGGAACATTCGGGCTTGGCAAATCACAAACAATAATGTGGTGGGTTACAAATAATGATGCAATTTACATAAGGTGTAATCACAATATTTCGCCAAAATGGTTATTAACCGAAATTGTAAAAGAACTTGATGAAGTTCCCTGCTATACTTCACAGAGATTATTTGAACAGATAGAAGATAATTTAAAGCATAATCCTAAAATACTTGTTGTTGATGAGATTGATTATCTGTTTTCAAACCGACACACAATAGAAACTTTAAGGGATATTCACGATAAGTTGGGTATCCCTATTTTATTAGTCGGAATGGAATTAGCTGATAAAAAACTCCAAAAATACGGACATATTAACGATAGAATTTTTGCAAAATTAAAGTTTGAAAAATTATCCAAGGACGATTTTAAAGAAATTATTGAAACCTTATCCGAAGTGAACTTTTGCGATAAAGCAATAAAATATGTTGCAAATAGAAATCTACAATTCCGGCAAGTTGTAAAAATAATAGCAAAGTCGGAACAATTAGCACAAACAAATAAATTAACGGAAATAACAGAAGAAATAATCAAAGGAGTTATTAATGAAGAATAAAGTTCTAAAATTATGCAAACGCTTGAATAAAGTTACAGCATCAGAAATTGCACCGATATTAATGCTTGATGAAAAAGATGTTTCTGATATTTTAAATAAATTGGTTAGCGAAGATAAGCTGACAGTTAGAGAGGATTTGATTTATTTTTATAAGGAGGTTGAAAGTCAAAAAACGAATCCTATTTTTTTAGAATATCATCCAAAAGAGGAGTCCGAGTTTATACTGAAATGTTATTGTATTGGAGTAAAAACCGAACAATGTGCTTTTTTATTGGGCATAGGGGATGCAACAGCTCAAAAATATAACATGTATTTTAGAAAAATCATTTATCAGAATCAGTTGGCAGAATTAAAAAAATACTTTAATAAAAAACCTAAATTACCCAAAATGAGAACATTCTATGATACGGAAGTTTATTTTTATATGTATGACAACAAATTATTTGTTGTAGATAAACCTCTTAAGTCAAATATTGATTATCAACATACTAAAGATGAAAAATTAAGAATTAAAGTCTTATATTCAAGATTACGAAGAAGCATAAATCACTCTAATAAAAAGAAATTTATGCATCATCATGTAGCTGAGGGGATTTTACGAATGCATTTGTCAGACGTAGAATTGATAGACTATTTAAAAAAATATATAAATTTTTAAATATCATATTTCTACATAAAAATATACTCTGTCTTCGTTATCTTCAACTTGTAATAAATCACAACTGTAATTGCCTTCAATATCGATAACTTCAACATCCGCATCGGGATTGCATTTTTTTAATTGTTTAATTAACTCTTCTACTTTCATAATTAATTTTTACCTTTCAGTTTTGCAATTTCTGCTTGTAATTCTTGAATATACAACCCTGCTGCTCCAAGGATATTTCTTGTATATGTGTTTCCGTATGATTCGAATAGTTTGCCGTCTTCAGTAATTCCAACAATATATTTATCTTTTTGAAATATAATTTTTGATTTCATGGTTTACCTCCTTATACCTTTAAACCTAATTCTTTAAGTTCATCTTCATCTAAATCTTCAATTGCTCTTATGTCATCCATTGATACATTGTATTTTTTGCCGTTTTCATCAACACATGTTGCAAACGGGATATGTGCATCGGCATAAACGTTTGTCCAAGTATAAAGGATTAAACCTAATTTTTGAGTATTGAAGTTTACAATCTTTGTTCCAAATAATGTTCTGTCAAAATCTTTTAAATTTTCTACTGTCATAATGTACCGCCTTTCGTTTATTTACATTGACATTAATGCCTCTGAATAGTCATTAATTCAAGTGATTAAAGACTATTCAGTATCATTTCGACACATTAAAGAAGTTCTGAAATATACTTTTTTAAACGCTCGATATCTTTGTCGAATTCTTTTTTTGCATTTGGAGCTTTAGTGTCTCTGTATGGAAGATAATGACAAAGTCCTTCCGGAGTTCTCATTTCTGCATGTGGAATAAAATAAATAACACGCCATTCCAAGTTATCAAGAACTGATGCTCTTGCATAACATTGTCCTCTGTAACTATCCGATTTTAGTTCCAACATAACTTTTAAATTTTTAAATTCATAAATTACACGTCTTGAAATTGATTGATTGCTTGATGCGTAAGTTATATCTTCTATAATTTTTTCTGTTTTTGTTTTTGTTGTTGCCATATTTATATCTCCTTATCTGTCAGCTTTTGTGCCATCGCTAAATACTAATTCATCGATTCTCAAGTCTCCGCTTGAAGAATCCTTACGATATTTGATGCTTTTGAAACCGTTTTCATCGCTGAATGCAAACACTCCACAGCCTTCAAAAGCTATGCCATACTTTTTAGAAATTTTTTCTAATTCATCCATAAATGCTTAATAATTTTTTTCTTCTTTTTCTTCTAAATAAATGCCCATAATGTTGTCCTTTCTTGGTTTTACTAGCATTCACATTAATCGAATAGGTGCAGCGACTATTCAAGTCTATTGCACCTATTTCGTATCATTCAGACACATTTAAATTTTGCTTACCCTGTCTTCGGGATATGCTGCTCCAAGTGTTGAACCGTTATCCCATTTAATGTGAATTGTTCCGATATCATCAACATACATTACAGTTCCCAAAGTCCCGATAGGCGGTGCTTGTATGTCATTCATTTCAACTAATTTCACTCTTGTTCCTGCCGGATATAAATCTTTTAAAAATTGTATATTTCTCATTTTAACCGCCTTTTCTATACTAAATACTTTGAAAATACTTTCTTAAAATCTTCTGCCGTTTTGATTTGGAGTTTAACAGCTCTTTCAATATTTTCTTCTTTTAAAATATCTACTCCGAGTGTTTTTCTTATGCGTGAGGATTTCTTACCTTCTATCGGTTGCCATTCTAAAAATCCAAGTTCCTCTTCAATTTCAACTTTGTGTTCCAATAATTTTTCAAAAATTGTCTGGTCGTTGTTAATAAAAATTTCAGTTGCGACATATCCTAATTTGGTATTTACTGTTTGCATTATTTGAACCCCACGTTTACCCATAGGCAAATATTGAAAATGTTGTGGCTTTGGATTGACTTGCATTTCGCTTTGTAATTCATCACAAATTTCGAAATATTTTTCCCAGTATTCTTTTTGAAATATTTTCGCAGGGGTATTTTCGTTTCTTGTATAACTTTTTTTATCGTTTAATTCGGGTTTCAAAAGGCATTCAAAGCCCATTTTATCCCCATTCAAAAAGGCTTTAAAAATAAATATTTTAATGCCTTTAATCGCAAAATGATTTAATGCTTTTGCTGCCGTTACCAATTCTTCTTTCTCTGAAGTTACATACCAAACGATAAACGGAGCTTTATTTAGATTTAAACTCTCAATTTCATTCAAGAGCGAAACCATTGTTTCCATTTTCTGTGTTAAATCACAAATGGATACAACGGTTTGTCCATCAGCTTTTGGATAACTTGCTAATGTTGAAGTTACAATTGGCGGATAATAATCTGCCATAAACTCTTCAAAATTTTTCTTACTTTTTAATGCTTCTTCAGGTGTAATTGTTGTCATAATGACCTCCTTTAATTAAGTACAGTCATATTCATCACTCGACTATTGCTGAATTTAAAGTCTATTTCGATTATTTCGTATCATTCAGACACAATTACCAATCTTTTCCGTCAAGTCCACGATTGTTGCGTTCATTGTTTGCGGCAAAGAAGTTTTTATTATGCTGATCATATATTTTCTGATATTTTGCTTTTGTTTTAGGATTGGAAGTTTTTTCGATTTTTTGTCTGGCCTTACTGCTCTCTTTATATGATTTATTGTAAAAAGAGTTTAACTGTCCGTTCGTCATTGATTTTATATTATTAGTAGCTTGTTTATCTCTGACGTTGTATTTTTCATTAATTGCCAAATAATGAATTTGAGTACGAATATCTGCTCGTGATTGAGCTTCGCTTACTTTTGAAATTTGTTTATCCAAAGCAAGTGATTTTGATTCGTAGTCTTTATCACTCATGTTGACCTTTTTAAATTCTTCATTCATTTTCCTTAATTTGTTTTGTTCAAGAGCAAGTTTAACGGTTTCGTTATTCATCTGATTTTTTGTGTTAATAATAGCTCTATTTAATTCTTTATCGGTCATTTCAGATAATTTACTTTTCACTTGTTCATTAAAATCCCTGTTATTATTAGCTCTGATATCAGAGAATGCACCACCTAATGAGGCTTTGCCTCCTCCTGCTTTACCGCCACCTGAACCACGACCTCCCATAAATTAATCTCCTTTCATTTTTGGAATATCAAAATCAATCCAATTCTTTTCACTTGCTCCCCAAGTTATTTTTCTGCCTGATTGTTTTGAAAGTTTTTTAACTACTTTATCTATTTGTTTACCACTTGATTTATGTAAAATTTGCCAATCATAATCTTGTTCGTATTTGTGTGGATTTTTCCATTTACCTAAATCTCTGATTGAAACATTTATTGTATTGCCATAATCTTCAATTCTAAAATCGCTACGTCTAAGAGAGCCATCAGTCGTAACATTACGAAGTAAGCTAGTTTGCAAATCGAAAACTGTGCTATCCATAGACATTTTAGCTTTTGTTCTTCTTGGGTCTTTTTCTTTCTTTTCGGGTTTTATTCCGTTCTTTTTGTTTTCTGCACGTTTTGCACGAGCTTTAGCAAGAGCTTCCAGTCTCTTTTCTTGAGTTGTTTTTTCTTTTGGTTTTTCTTTGGCATCAATATTATCAATTTCTTTTTTTATTGATGACATTGCACGAACTCTCTCTTCAACCGTGTATGACGGATTTCCTGAAATGTTATTGTATAAATTTATCAATTCATCTTTTTTCATTGTTCCACCACCAGCAGATGCTTTTCCGCTTCTACCACCACCTGAACCACGACCACCCATTATGACCTCGCTTTCTTAAATTTATTCATGTACGGCTCGAACCAACGGAGGTTTTTATATCCGTCAAGTTCGTTCAGTCTGTTTCCATAAATCAAAATCTCTTTTGGTTCAAGTTGTTTTAACATTTCTTTAAAGCCTTGCATAAAGAGAGTTATAGCGTTTTTATCGTTCAAAACCCCAACTGTTCCAATTGCAACAACTGAATGTTTTGGAATCCCTAAAAAGGCATATTTGTAGCTTGATTCATCAGACCAACTGACTGTCGGAATAACTTTTATTCCGTTTTCTTGCCAATATCTTGCACACCATCTGTTCCTATAAACTTGCCAAATTTGGAAAGCTTCGGGGTAATTCGTGTACATCGAAAAATCAGGAGATAACACTCCATCGTATTGTTTTAAAACTGCAAGCTGTGAGTCTGCGTTTTTCCAACACCTCTCAAAACGATAATCATCTAAAAAGAAGTGTGCCGTTCCGTTCCTGTTTTTATCAACCCTGTAGGGGATGAGTTCCTTTATGGGAAACTCATCCGGCTTTAAATCAGGGATACCATAGGGATTAGAGGAGGAGAAAAAACCTTTTTCAACATTTTGCACATTCAGCATATCTTTCCAATACATATAAACTCCTTATGCTCTTAATGTCTTAACTGTTTCCAGTAAATAATTTGCAAATGATTCAATCGCATTAACGCCTTGATTAAAACAATAATCGTCAAGTTCGTTCGGAGAATTTTGGATTTTTCCTTTTAATTTAAACAAGCTATCTATCGCAGGCTGTGTGTATTTTGCAAGATTTTCGTAGAGTTTTGTAATCGTTGTCGGAACTTTCTTTTTAATCAGTTTTAGAATAAAGGGTTGAATTATAGCCCAAATAGTACTGAAGTCTTTCCAATTTTTGATAAATGATAAAATACTCATATTATTTTCCTTTCTTTTTGTAGTATGTTGAATATATGAATGAACAAGAATTAATAAAAAAGTGTTTAATTAATGAAGATGCTGTTGAAACGTATCCTTTTAAAAAAGATATGAGATATGGCAAAATTCCTATTTTACGACACAAGTCAAATAATAAATGGTTTGGGGTAATTTTTTATTTGAATGAAACTTTATATATCAATCTCAAAGCCGAACCTGAGACAATTTCTATACTTAAAGACCAATATCCGGAATCTGTTACATCAGCATGGCATATGAATAAATCTCATTGGTGTAAGGTAGATGTGAATATGATTGATGAAGAAGTATTGGATTCTATTATTAAACGAAGTTTTGAGATTACAGCATCTAAAAAACGCTCTAAAAAAGTTTAATTATTTTCCTTTCTTTTGTTGAATTTGATACCATTGAATCTTGTTCCTTAAATAATCGCCAATTCTCTCTTTTGATAGATTTGGCAAATACGGAAGATATGTGAAATCAATTTTTCCATAACTTGAAGTTTTAGGATGGGATTGACCGAATTCATAATGCGTAAAAACAGTTTTTTCTGAAACTGTAATTCCATATAAACTACATAGCTTTGCAACCTTTGAACACATCGCCTCCACTTGTTTTTGAGTCAGAGGATATTTTGTTTTTTTATCTTTTAAATTAAAACCATACATCCCACAACAAGAAACTCCGATACATCCAGTGTTTCCACCACCGCAATGTGCTGCGTATTTTCCGTCATAGCAGTTAATATTATCTTGTGGGGTATAAGTGCCTTTGTATTCTTTGCCGTATTTATCAAATAAAAAGTGATAATGTTCTAAATCAGTTGAATTTGGACTATTTGTTCCTGCTGTCCAATGCAGACAGATTTTAGTTAGTGATGTCATATTATTCTCCTTATTTATATCTGATACAAATTTGAACCGTTTTTGACGGTGGTTGAACTGTGGCTGATTTGCCATAAATTGTTGAAACTCTTGATGCATTAAATTGAATAATATTAAAACTTCCACCAACAGTTTCACAATGCTGTCCGCTTGCTGTTCCGGAATAATAGAATGCTCCGCCAATGGATGCCATTTTATAATCATCTCCTGAAATATAGCCTGTTATATTTGGCAATCCTGCATTAATAGACTTATTAGCTACAGAATTTGGTTGTAAAAAGACTCCGGTAATGTTGTAATCAGGGATTCTAAATTCATCAGCTGCTTCTGTGCCTTTATTAAAATTATCTTTAATTACTGAATATAATTCTTTATAATCTGCAATTTTTAAAATATAGCCGTCACATGGTAAACATTTCGGATGAATATAATTTATCGGATATGTAACAAGAGAACCTACAAAAGTGGAGGTTAACTGATTGTGCGTATAGTTATTTTGATTTAATAAATTCGTTTTTAAATCTAAAATTTCCATAAATTTACCTTATTTGTATTTAATGCAGATGTGAACAATTTGTGATGGGGGTTGTACTGTTGTTGATTTACCATAAATTGAGTTATTGGCAGAGGCTTTACTCGTTGTTAATACCCGATGATGTCCATAATCAGGGTTTCCTCTTCCTTCCTCAGCAACACCTGAACTATCCCACCAAAAAGCTGTAACGGTATGTGTATGGTCTGGTATGCCTGCGGCTATTTTTGAACCAACAGAACTTCCCGGTTGTAAAAATCGTTTTGAAATATTGTAATCAGGAAGTCTGAATTCATCTTCCGCTTCAGTACCATCATTAAACTTTGAGCCAATAACGGAATAAAGCTGTTCATAATCAATAATTTTTAATACAAAACCATCGCAAGGTAAGTATTTGTCAGGAGTAAAACCGATTGGGTATATAATTAACGAACCTACCAATTCGGGAGTTTGCTTGTTTAAATTGTAATTATTTTGGTTAATTAAGTTTGTTTTAAGTGCTAATATTTCCATAATTTTATTTGTATTTAATTACTATATGTACTGTTTGTGAGGGAGGTTGAACCGTTGTTGAATTTCCATAAATGCTATTACTATAAGAAGCATTAAAATCTGCTTTTTGATATGCTGAGCTAGAACCATTGCCACATAAATCCTGAATTGATGTGTTTAATTTAAAAGCACCCGTTCCGTTATAAAACTGTCCTCTAAATCTTGTTTCAATATGTCCTGTGATATTAGGTAACCCTGCGGCTATAACTTTTCCTGATTCTGAACTTGGTTGCAAGAATCGACCTGAAATATTATAGTCAGGGACTCTAAAAGTTCCTTCTGCATCTCCTGATTGATTAAACTTTGTTCCAATAACTGCAAATAGTTCTTTATAGTCAGTAATTAACAATGAATAACCATCGCAAGATAGACAATCATCAGGGGTAAAATCTATCGGATAAATGAAAAGTGTACCAATTCTTTCTTTTGTTAATGAATTTTTGTTATATCCGTTTTGGTTTAAATATGAGTGTTTTACTTGTTTAATTTCCATTTAATTCCTTTAATTCATTTCTTAATTTTTCAACTTCCGAATTATAATAATCAAGCCAAGTTTCGCCTGTTGTTTCATCTTTGATTGATGGTTCGCAAATGGCTCGAATTCTTTTAGAGTCTAACTCTAACAATTCTTTTTCAATTTCATTTTTTCTAATTTCAAGCTCCTTCTTTTTGATATATAGTGCGTATTCTTCCGTATCTGAAATATCTACATAACGATTGTCTATAACTTTGTATTTATCAGGATTTATCAAAATGTCGTGTGCAAGTTCTTCAGATACTTTTTGAAAACCTGATTTGACTTCTCCAACATAGTCAATTATTGAACTTTCTCGAGTTTCAATATTAATTTGTGTTTCGCCTCTAAAATCAGGTTCAATTATCCAATCCGAACCGTTCCAAATTGCGACTTCATTTTCTTCTGTTTTAGGAGGCTCTTTAAAAGTAGCCATTGACGGAAGTAAATATTCATTTTGCCGTCTTGGATTTTTTAATGCGGGATATTTGCCCGAATAAGCATTCCCTTCTGTGTTGTAACTGTAATAATACTTTGTCATTTTCTTCTCCTTAAATTCTTTGGTTTATTTCTCGCCACCTTCAAGTGTAAATGCTCCGATAGGAACAAGATTGGTTTCTTGCCAGATATTTAGCAAGAAAATATAGCTTGCTAACGGTTCAATAATTCTGAACCAAATGTCATTCACGCTATAATTTGTCGGCTCTAACATTTGAGTAAAAATAGTATTAGATAATGCTATTAACGAATATTCATCGTTGTCATTGTTGACAAATAAATTAAAATCTTTAGTTTCATCAGCCGATTCAGGACACAAATTTATAACATCTAAAATTAAATTATTTTCTACATTGTGAGTTGTACTGTCTGCTGTTGTATAAGTAAATGGAGCATGTGCCGTTATATAAATATGAGTTGTTACATTTCCGTTTAAAGAATAAGTTTCATTTTCACTAATACATATTTTTGTTAGGTTTAAATAAGTTACAACTCCAATTCTTTCACTAAATTCAGAATCGGCAAAACATTCAACTCCAAGAGCTAAAGTATCTTGCACATAAAATTCGCCTGTAACCGAATTTGAATAATGTCCTGTAATATCATCAAATTCACTTAATAAACCTATTTCTCCAAAAGCAATAGATAAAGTATTTGTATCAACAGCAACAATTGTTCCTTTTTCTTCCGTTAATTCCGTATCAGTATACACAACAGCATCTTTTTCAAAAACAAAATCAGGTGCGACATAGAATTCTCCTACAGTGCTTGATGTGTATTTAACGACTTTTACAGTTTCACAACTCAATAAATCAGGATTTCCCTTTGAATCTAGCTTGCAAGAATTTAAACAAAAAGGAGTTAATATGCTTTTAGTTTTAATTTCAGGAATAAACTCAATTGGGATTAAACCATTGTTATCGATAGGAGCGTATCCGTTTGGCTGTCCTTTTTCAACTACGGCTTGAAATTCTGCATTAATTTTGTCTGATAAATTAGTAAGCTCATCCTTTGTTGCAGTTTGAATATCAGGATTAATTATTAATTCCGCAAGTTCAATATTTGATAGCTGTATTTCAATTCTGACGGTTAATTCTTTGACAGTACCCGATGATGGATCTTGTTTAGTTGTTTCGGGAAATTTAGAAACAACAAGCAAATTCCCATCGCAATCGTAAATTCCTGCTTCTCTAACAACAAATCCTCCGACTTCAGCAGGAACTGTTGTTAAACAATAAAACCTATTTCCATCCCATTCGCATTTTTGAATAATCCCTCTCCAAACCTCTTTTCTTAATGCAGTCTGTGATGGAGTTGGGTTATAATAACTGCCACCACTATCGCCAAGTGCTATTTCTTGAACATCAAAAGGTGTTCCATTTTTTATAGAATTTAATTGTTTTTGACTTCCGTAATCAGTAACTATTGAGTAAAAGTCTTCAGACATTTAAGACTCCTTTGAATTTATTGTGACTGTTTCTTGCTGTATCGTGGCAGCATAAATATACTGTTTGCCGATTGAAGATAAGTAAAACTCGATTTGTTCAAGCCAAGAACGTTCGTTTTTGTATTCGTTAATCAAAGCTCTTAACTTTTCTTCAGTTTCTTCGTTTATTGAACGATTAAATATTTGAAGAATAACTTTAAAATAATAAGGTTTGCCACCGTAATTAAACCATTCTTCAACATTACCCACGATATTTAATGTCTTAAATATTTCTTCAATTGCATATTTTGTTCCTTTGTATCGATGCATTTTTATTGATGATTTTATAAGGTTTCGTTTTTCGGTTTCACTCAATGCTTGTAACCACCCTTCATTACCTGTTATGTGGTACTGTTCTGCCAAATGCGGCAACGCATCAGATGGTAAATTGTCAATGATAGTGACTAACAAAACATCAAGGTCTAATTTTTTAAAACGTTCTTCACAGATTTCATCAAATATTTTTAAATTAATGTCGTTTATAGGAGCTAGGCTATTCATCGGCATAACCTCCTATTTTGACATTATAATCAACCAAATTCGCCCATTGGTATTTTTCAATATCTATATTTTCAGGGGTTAAAGAACGAATATCATAAACACCATAAATGCTGCTTAAAACATTTTTAATTTGTGATTTAACAACATTTTTGCCTAATTTTTGAGCTAGTGTTTTCTTGTATTCTTGCAGTTTGGATTCAAGAGTTGTTTGAACACTTGTAATATCCGCATCCTGATAAAGTATAATCTCTGCTTTTATTGAAAAATCTATTTTTTCAGGAGATAAAACTTGAACATAGTCGGTTAATGGTCTAATGCCGTCTTTTTCATAGTATTTGCGAACAATTTCCAAAACTTCATCGGTTGGGTTTCCGTTTTCGGTCAAAGGATAAATATTAACGACTCCCGGTGATGGCGATAATATTTCAACATCAGTTATCGATTGATGTGCTGATAATGTATGGTAGCGATATGCTCCACGACTTCCGGCATTTGAAAATTTTTCAGGAGCCTGTCTGATTCTTTCTCTTAAATTGTCAGCGTTTTCATCATCTGCACCACCTGAAGATATTGTTATGTTTTCAACTTTTGTAATGTACTTTAATGGTGTAATTAAATTGTTTATACTTCCAATAGAATAATTATTAGCCGTTGTGCCAACAGCTTCGCAAGTCGCTTTTACGGATACGGAATATTCTCCGGCAAGAAGCATTGCACTTTCATTTGTTTGGAATACAAATAAACCGTCTTTTGTTTCAACTTCACAGCATTCGGGTATTTCAAAATCAAAATCCAACGGTTCATCAACAGAAAATTTGAGAGTTGTAACAGCACAATTTGCAAGCAGTTTTCTTACACCTAAAGGCTCTCCGATATGTTCAAGAATGTCTAAAGGTGCGTAGCTTAATAAATTTTGTTTTGCAGTTTCTTGAATTGCAACCCTTAAAATGCTTTCTCGGTAAGCACCAACATCAACCATAAGTCTTTCTATTTGAGCAGGTTGAAGTATTTTGCCACTTTTTTCTTCATAAAGAGCAATCCATTCTTTTGTGATAATTTCTGGGTTTCTTTCTATAAAATTCGGTTCAGGAAGATTTGATGTCATAAATTTACCTCCGTTGAGCCTGTTGTTGTATTGGAAGATTTGAGCGACCATTGTATTTGGATTTTTATTTGTGTTTCTTTTATTTCCACAATTACACTATCGACCTTAATTCTTGTTTCCCATTTTTCAATTGCCTCAATAGATTCTCTTATTATGTTTGCTTTTGCACTATTTATCGGGTAATCAATATATTTATATATATCCGAGCCAAATGTTGGTCTTAGTGGATCAGAACCTTTTTGAGTTAATAAAATAATTGCAATGCATTGATTTATATCCTCAACACCTTCTGCTACAGAGCCGATTTTGTTGAGTTTATATTGCCAATCAACGTATGTTATTTCATTTAATGTTGTCATTACATAGCCTCATTAGGACTTGATGTCGGACTTCCTTGATTTCCTATATGATTATGTGCATTGTATGTGTCTCTCATACTTTGCATTGATGAAGTTTTATCGGTAATATCCGAATTTGAAACAATTCCATCAGTATTTTCAAACTTGCCGGTATTTATAACATCTGCGATAATATTCAAAGTTTTTGCCACAATGGTAAGCATTTGAGTATCTCGGTTAAATTCAATAAAACTGCCGTCTTCAAATTTGATTAAATGTTGGAGATTTGAAATTGCAGGAACTTCGTCAAGACTTGTATAAATTGCACCTAAAATAACACCATCTTCCGAGTTTTCATCCATAAGACAAGCAACTTGTTCTCCAATATCTACAACAGAATAATATTTATCTTTCAATGTTTTCTTTTGTAAAATAGGCAACCAGTACGAAGTTATATTATCGTCAGCGAACTGAACTCTTGCTTTTGCCGTCATTGGATTTATATTTGTTACTGTCCCGAATTTTAGCAAGACTTTACCTCCAAACTTAACGAATATCCGCTATTTCTATCAATTGAGTGTGTTGCCTGTGTAATGTGGTATTTGCCTGAAAAGTGTCCTACATCTTTCATTTCAACATTTAACCCTGCTATTAAATAAGGATTTCCCATCATATCAATTGAACCTTCAATAGTATGATTACCTCTTGAAAGTGCAGCTTTTGCTTTTATTAAGGCTTGTTGTTTATTTTCAACCCTTTGCGATAATTTCAAAGTGTCACCTTTTACGCAGTTTTCATTTTTAGCTGTTGCAGTTATGGTTTTGCCTGTTTTGGGATTATGATAGCTAACCGTTACAGCTTTATAATTTTGAGATGTTTTTTCTCTTAAATTAATTCTTGAACATTCACTTCGGTTAATAATTTTTGCTGATTTTGCATCAATCAGTTTTTGTGTTTTATAAAACACAAGTTGATTATCTGTAATTTTAAAGATATATCCGTATTGTTCGGCAAGAGTTTTCAAAAAAGTTAAATCCCTCTGTTTATTTTGGGTTATTCTCTCAACTCTGATATCGTCAATTTCTCCAACAAGAGTTAAATTGTGTTTTTTTGCAATTTCATTTGCAATTTGCTTAAGATTTTTATTTTCATAAGCAACAGAATTATTTTGTCTTAAAGACTTTGTTATACCGGTAGCTATTGCTTTTACAATAAGAATATCCGGTGGAGTTGAAAATTCTATTTCATCAATTTCAAAAACTCCACAGTTTAAAAGTTTTTCTCCGACATATCCGATATACAAACGTATATTATCGCCTTTACTTGGAATCCAAGCATCTTGCCATAGTTTTTGAGAATCTTCAAATATGATTTCAACTTCATCACTTTGACCATGTTCAACATCTGTATAATTAATATTTAAAACATAGTCAGAGATATCTTTTGTAATATCTTTTTTATTGTATTCAAGTTTAAATGTGGGTTGTAGCATTTTATTTTTTCCATGGTGGGGTTATAAAACTAATTGTTTCTTTTTCTTCCAAGACAGGGATTTTTAATTTAATCCCTGACTCTAAAACAGGAGTAATTGGTATATCGGGGTTTGCTTTGATAATAAGCTCATATTTTGTTGAATCGTTATAAAATTTATATGCAATTAAATCCCATCTATCATTGTCTTTAGTGACATAATTATAGAATTCGGTCATTTGGTTTTAAGACCTCCTTCTTGTTCCTTTTCTTCCGGGATTTTACCTGTATATTCAAGCAGCTTTAATTCGACTTGAATTGATAAAATATCTCCCTCGCTTGATGTTTGTTCTGTCGAAGATTCAATTGAAGAAATAACAAAAACACCGACATATTCGCCATTCCCTTTTATAAACTGCAACGGAGTTCCAAGAGTTGCAACGTTTTTAAGTTTATCCATTTCTTCTTTTGGATTACAAAATGATGAGTGAAAATTCAATTTGATATCAATGGCGTTTAAATTTTCTCCAAGATACTGCAATAATGGTTTTTGATTTATACGTTCATGTTGTGCAAAATTATATGAAGAACTTTCTTGTATTCCGTTAAAATATGTTATAAGTTCAAATTGTATATTTCCAAGTTGTGCAAACATTTTTTAATATTCTTCCTGAATTTTAAATAACTACTGATTTCTTGTTTAGGGTTAATACGCTAACCTCAACTGTCTTTCATTTTCTTGTTTAAATATTCTTAAAATCTCGTCTTTATGTTGTTTAAGCATTTGAGAGAATTCATTTTTTGCTTGGTTGCTTCCACCATTTATATTTATGGTTGGATTATAATGAATTACGGTTGAGCCTCCTGATATTCCACCTCTCACGTTCGGTTTTAAGCCGTATGAATTTACGTTTAAGGCATTGGCGATGGCAGAAGAAATAGGCTTTCGTTTTATTGCTGTAGCAATAGTCTCGGATATTTTGATTTTGTGCAAATCTTTTAGTGGTCCTGTTTTAGCCGGAGAATGAGGCAAATGGTCTCTTATACTTTGAGTAACTTTTTTTATTGCTTCGGTTACTTTACCCACTCCTGATAGAATGCCTTTGGCTATCATCATCGGAATTTTAATGCCACATTCAACAAGTTTAACAATAAACTTTGTAACCATTACTAATACGGAAGCAATGGCACGACCGAATTTTACACCCATATTTTCGGCTGCTCCACCGACATCATCTACCGGTTTAAATAATTTTTTAATCCAATTCCATAGTTGCTGAATAGGTTTTAGTATTGGACTTAAAGCTGTACCTAATTGTTTAAACACAGGCATCAAAGGTTGCAAGCCTTCTTTTAAACCTTGCCACAAACCTTTAAAAAATGCTGTAATCGGTTTCCAATATTTGTAAATTACAAGTGCTACAGTACCAATGGCAAGAGCTGTCCAGCCGATTGGAGAAGTTAAGAGAGTAACCGAAAATGCTCTAAAAGCGATTATTGCTCTTGATATCATACTCGGCAAACCTAAAAAGGCTGTTTTTATTCCGTTTAATCCAAGCATAATATTTGTTGGGATTGATTTTATTGAAGTTACTGCCCAAGTTCTCATCGCAATCGTTGCTTTTGAAATATTGCTTGGAAGTTCTTTGAATCCGTTAATTATTCCTGCTCTCAAATTGTTGTCTATTCTTCTAATATCCGACATTAAACCACCTTTAAGACTAAAAGCGGAAGCAAGTCCTAATTTATCCCCACTCTGCTTGATTTTGTAACCAAATGTCAGGTTGTGAGCGGTAGAATTTAAACCTATAAAATTCAACAGTTTAATTCCGTTTTGCACTAAAACAGGGGTTAAATCTCTTGCCACACTTAAAAATGCACCATATCCTTTAACGAGTTTACCGATAAGAATTGTTGCAGTTCCAAGAGTGGTTAATACAACTCCTGCTCCTATCGTTCCGATTATTGCCGTAAATATTCCTTTTTGTAATAATGGATTTTTATTTATAGCTGTTAGTAATTGATTGATTTTTTCGATAGGTTTGTGCAGATGAGGGAATACAAGCTCTTTCATATTAATTTTTAAGAGTTTGAATTGCTCGTTTGTTGTTTCCATCATGTGGTTAAAGTCTTCATCCATAATGCCATCAGCACCGAGAGCAGATGCTTTAATTCTTCGATACTCATCGAGGTTCTGCATCATTGGTTTTAAGAAGTTTAAGTCTGTTTTATTCCTAAAGATTTCTGAAACTTTGAACACATCCCCGCCTGTAAGATGATTAATTAACATAACCATCTCTTCGATAGGGTCTTTATTTTCAGCAATTACACGATTTAAGAATTGTGGTAAATCCACTCCGTACAGTTCTTTAAATCTATTAACAGCCATCGGAGAAGTTATCGCTTGCAAGAAACTTTCAAAATTTGTCGCAGCTTCGGCAGCACTTCCTGCACCTTTCATTGCAACTTGCAAAGCTGCTCCAAGTTGAGAAACAGCAGGAACACCTCTCATTCCGAGCATACTTGCTCCTGCTGTTAAACTTGGAAAGGCGGCAGACATATCTTTTAACTCAAATCTTCCTTCTTTTCCGGCTTGAGCTAAAATATCCATTGTTTTAGCCAAGTCATCAACATTAACTTTTAAGTTATCCGTAACAGCAAACGCAGTTTTTGAAATATCTACAATTTCAGCTTGTGCTGCTGTTGCAGTTCTTCCAATTACATTCATATAGTCTAGTGCTTTTTCAGGAGCAATGCCTGATGCTACAAGAACATTCAAGCCTTCTGCAATTTCACTTCTGAATTGGTTTGTATGTCTTGAGATTGAACCTAATCTCTCATCCATTTCTTTTAGTTGTTCTGCGGATAATTGACCAACATTCCCTAATTCTCGGAGTTGATGTTCCAGAGCAAGAGCTTCGGGAATTGCCTCTGTAATCCCAAGTTTATAGGCTAATGCTCCACCTGTGGCTGTTAATCCGGCACCGAGTTTAACCATATTTGTTCCGAGTTTGTCCAACATATCGGAAGTTTGTTGAATTTTGTTTTGGAGTTTTGTAAATTCCTCGTTTGAGTTATGCACAGCATCACGAAGAACCTTTGACATTTTATCAAAGGCAACCAAAGTTAATGATATTTTCATTTCATTTTCTAACATTGGTTTAAACTTTCCTCGATTTCGCTATGGTATTTGTTTGTATAATTGATAGCTTGCGTTATCCAATACTCCAAATCATCAAGTGGCATATTGCAAATATCTGAATACGACCACCCTGTTGTTTTAGATAGATGAATTATGCACTCGCTTTGGATTGTAACTTTCCCCCGATTGCTTCTTGAAGTAAAATTACATCCTCAATCGGCAATTCAAGTATGTCTTCATAAACTAAATAATTTCCGTCGATTTCTGTTAATTCTGCAATTAGTGCGTATGGAATTTCATCAGATGTTTTTGCTTTCTTTTGAGCATTTAATAAATCCAAACCTTTGCCGTCTTTTATAACTGCAAGTTTTCCATCTGACAATTTAATTTCTTTTGACATATTTTTCTCCTTATAATCAATGTTTAAATGGTTTTTAAATACTATTTAATTTTTACTAACCGCCAATATTCTTTTTAAATGTAGATAACATATCCACCACATTTACTTTGTAGATATTTTGAAGGACATCAATTTCAAACAACTCAACCTTATTTACAATTAATTTTGCATAAGTTACTGACATTGTTGTTTCGTACTCTGCGTTTTCGTGTGGTTTAATTGTACCTAGTGGAAATTCTTTAAAAGTTCCGATTAAAATTGCCGTAGCCGGAACTTCTTCCGTTCTGCCGGTTGCATTGTAGGTTTCTAGTGATGCTCTGACTTGAATTAGAGTAGCTGTAAAAGGATTCGCAGCAGCCAATAAAACTTCAGGATAAAGTGCGTTCCATTTGATTTTACACTCTAACTTATCAATTCCTGAAAAGAATTCAGCCGAGCCAACCATACCAAGAGCTTTATGCTCTGCCATCTTGTGTTTTATTTGAGGAAGTTGGACTTCTTCGGCTCTGCCTAATAAATTTACACCGTTCATATATACATTGGCATTTGTTAATTTGTTGATTTGAATTTTACTCATTTTTTCTTCCTTTTATATAAAGACCACATTCTCCGACACCGATTGTGGAATAATGAAGTATTACTATTTCTTGACTTAGAGCTTGGATTAAAGGACATTTCTTGCAATTCTTACAGCTGTGGCACAAGTCATATTCTTCGCAAGACACAACAAGATTTCCTCTTTTATCGACATCTGCTCTCATCTATGCCCCCAAAGATTTTAAAAGTTCTATATCAATAAAACTTTCAAAAGTAATACGTTCGGCAGGAACAGGAGGCATAAATTCCACATCAAACAAAATGTGTCCGTTTGCAATTTCTGTAACAGGGTTTTTATCTGCGTTATATGTGCATTTCCCATCTATTAATGCACCTCTGCCGATAAGTGTTCGGATAAACGAATTAACTGTTTCTGTTATAGATTCAATCAAGCCGTTGTCGATAGGGTAATCAATAAACTGCAACATAGAATATTCAACAGATTCATGAAGAATGTCTGCTGTTCTTCTTATGTTTATAAAATTAGTAACATTTGTCGAAGTCGGATAAGCAGCAGAACGGTTTCCCCAAGTTTTAAAACCAGTACCGTAAGAATTGAATACTGTTACAATTCCTGCTTCGTTTAATGTGTTTACTTCACTTGTGGGATCATTAATCATTGAGGTTAATTGCTTTTCAACACCGATAATTCCTTTTATTTCGGTATTGGATGGTGACCAATGATAACCTTTATCCACGTCTTTTGCTGCCATTACTCCGGCGAGTCTTTGTGAATAAGGTTCAAGAACATTTGAATCCGTTGCTGAATCATACACCTTTAAATGTGGATAACAAAGCACAATTCTATCTGAAGAGGTATTGAAATTTATTGTTCCCTGTGGTCCACGACCTTTTATTGCATCCTGAACAGTTGTGCCGACAGGAGCATCAACAATACCAATGGCTCTGATTTTATCGCAAATAACTTGCATTTCAGATACAACAGCTGTATCTTCACAATAAACAGGAGCAATAATTGTTTTAGGGAAATATCCAAATAAAGAATAACAGTCTTTAAATGTTTGTAATCCTGTTCTTTTTCCTGTGACAGAATCAACACCTCCGATGATGTCAGCTTTTGTAACATCTGATACGGATTCGTGTTTATCAGGATTAAAGACATTAACCACTAAAACAACACCTGCTCCTTGGTCGAATATTGCATCAAGAGCCTGTGGGATAGTAAAACCATCTTTTGCAGTTCCAAAGTATTTAACCGCATCAACATCACTCGATATTAAAACAGGCTCATTTATTGTTTTGTATTCATCTTCAACATCTTGTATTGGTGCTGTTCCAACCAAACCAACAACGGCAGTTTTTACCGTTCTTATTGTTCTTGCACCTTTTTCAATTTCTATTGTTTCCACACCATGTAAATAACTAGCGGGCATTATATTTCCTCCATTTCTTCAATGCTAGGGGTTGTAAGAGTAAATAAAATTTCATATTGCCAAATTCCGTTTTGTTCGGATATGAAGTTTTCTTTTGTCGGAGTTAATTTGGTGCAACCGGCAATTTTATAGCCACAGAGAACATTTTTGATTTTATCTAATGTTTCATAACTTCCGCTGTTTGAACGCAGATTTCTTGTGACAACGGTTACACCGAACTCCATTTTTTTGTCTTGTGATAAAAAGTTTATTGAATTTGTAGAAGAGTAACTCCCACCTCGATAGTGAACTAATATTGCTCCGATAGGGTGCAGTAATATATATTCTTGAGGTTTTTCGGGGAATCCTATTACCTGAATATCGGGAAAATTCTGTTGCAGTTTTTCAACTATTAAGTTTTCAATCTCTCTAATATTCAATATTTATAACTCTTTTATTAAACAATCTATCCAGTACGGTTTTATTTGTGCGATATTCTCCACTTGATTTCACTTCTTGGTTGTCACTACTTTCAAGAGTAATTACACCTTTTTTTAATAGTTCAAGTGTTCGAATTGCGTTTTTGTAATTTTCTGAAATTGTTTCGGGGATATCCGTATAAATTCTTCTTGAATATAGCCTGTATATGCATATATCTATTGCAACCACTCTTAATAAAGGAAATTGGGTATTTAAGGGGAGTGTGTATTTTCCTCTCAAATACCCATCAATAAGGGTAGAGGAGTAAATAAGAGCTTCTTCAACAACGACACTATCAACGGTTTGTTGAGAACTATCGTCATTTGTGAGCTGGACAAGAGAATTTGTACCTATTTGAATTTCAATGTCATTAGAATTGCAATAAGTCATTAAAATCCTCGTGCAATTCTTATTACTTCGCCTTCAGATGCATCATCCAGTGCATAACCGTTTATTGCATCAGAAGATGTTGCAACAACGGCTCTTCCTGTAGAATCTGAAGTTACATTTGAGCCTTTTGTAATTGTTCCGCCTGAAACAACAAGCAAAATTCCTAAAACGGCAATTGGAGCTAGTTGGTTTGCATCTGTTTCAACATCACAAACACCAAACGCTTTTTTACCTGCTGTACAAATATTGCCTTCAAAGTCAACAAATACTTGTTTTGGTAAATCAACTTTTGCAGTCAATGAATCAATTAATAGAGGTTTGTATAATTTTTCTGCCATTATGAATTACCTCCCTCTGTTTGTGCATCTTCTTTTTTTGTATTTTCAGCAGAAGCTGTTTTAGATTTATTCGTATTTGTTGCAGTTTTAGAAGTATTTGTTTGAGCATTTGTTTTTTCTTTCACTTCAACAAGTACATCTGACAATTTTTTAGCATCATCTTCATTCAATTCAATAATTGAACCGACTGCTGCAAACGTGCCGTTATGATATAAATTAGTATTTTTTAACTTGTATTTTTTTGTCATTTTTTAATCCTTTACTAAACAACATTTGATATTAAATATCCGGCATCAGGTCCAACCAAGAACGGAGTATAAATATCCGTACCTCTGATGTATTTAACCTTTTTGCCTTCTTTTTCGTATTCATCAATTTGCAATGCATCCTTTTTACGAACCGTATATCCGTAAGCAGGGTCGTACTGTGTTCTTGATGTAAGATTTGGAACAAAGGCTAAAATGATATTATTACCCCATACTCTTTGGAATTTGTTTTGGGCATCTGAAAAAATTGTTCTTCCGATATAGATATTTTCAATTTCAAAGAATTCCTTTAACAAATCCAAAGTAATGGTTTTATTTGATGTACTGGCAATCATATTTTTAAGAGCTACATTTCTTTTTAATGCACTCCAAACTTCTTGCCCCATAACCAAAGTATTTGGGTCTTGTCCGATTTGTTTGCAAACTTGGTCTTTTGCATCATCAATGACACCAACAGGATCTGATTTATCATCAGAAAATTTACTTGTTCCTGATAATGTCGATTTATTGCTCAATGCATAATTTTCAGGATTTTGAGCCAAATCTGCACATTGTTTTTCGTGTTTCAAGTACAAGCCTTGAGTAACTACATTTGTTGCGTGGACTTGCAGTTTAATTTTTTCTGCTTCTTCTTCCTCACGATAATCGATAGGATATGCCAAATCGTGTTCTTTTAATGTCGCAGAATGTTTATTAAAACCTTTCGGAGAGATTACATTTGAATTTGCTCTGATAGCTCTTTCGGTATCATATATTTGAAAAGCCTCTTTGTTAAATTCAAATATATCTATTTTTTCCTTTTCGGAATTAATTGTCGGAAATAACTTATCAGCAATAAATGAGTTGTTTCCGTAACCTCGTGCGATTTCCGATAAATAGGCATTAATTCTTAATTCTTCTAAACGACCCATTTATACCTCCTTAATTTTTAGTAATGCTTCTTTAAATGAGATATTTTCTTCCTTTGCTATTGTTTGAGCTTGGTTAAATATCTCAACACTCTCTTCATCTGCATCAGCGTATTTCAATTCATCTTTTGAATTCTTTTTTGCATTTTTCAGAGCTATTTCATTAAACTCAACTTGCTTTGGTAGAGCAGATATAAAGTTTTTAAATATATCGATGCTGTTGGAGGACTCGTCAAACTTTTTAATGTTATCCAAGTCCTGTAAAATAGAAAAAACAGCATCTTTATTTGCAGGAGTAAGAATCCCTGCCTCAATTTGTTTATCGATGAATTCGTTAAAGTCCTTATTTCTAAGGTTATCCTTTATTTCTTTTAATTCTTTGGCAAGTTCTTCTTTACCTTCTGCTTCGTTTTTAAATTTTGCAAGTTCAATTGATAAATCCTTAACTTGAGATTTTAAAGACTTAATTGTTTCTTTGTTTTTTGCATCTTCCTTAAATTTTGCAATTTGAGTTTCTAAATCTGAAATAGTATCTTTTAGTTCTTGAATTTCTTCTGTGTTAGAAGTTTCATCATCTTCATCTTCTATTTGAGCAGTAAATTCATAAACATCGGATTCGCCTTCTTTAAACTCAACTGCTTTCATTCCTTTTACTTGAGGAATGCTTGCTCCCAAGAAAGAAACAGCCTTTAAATATGGCTTTTTACCTTCTAATTCTCTGTAAATCTCAACCGAGATTTTTTTATACTTACCCTTTGAAACATACTCCTTTAATTCAGGCGATAAATTTTTAAAGGTTGCTTTTAAAAGCCCATCCTCTTCTTTTAGTTTATCAACCCAACCATAAGCAGGACCTTTTTGCTCATGGTCTAGCGTAATTGGTGCTTCGCAAAAACTTGGGTCATAATTCTTTGCAAGTTCCTGCACTTCTTCTTTTGTAAATTTGCCTTGCGGATAATTTCCAGCTTTAAAAACTTCAAAATATTTCATTTAATTCTCCGTTTTTTGTGTGATAAAAATTCGTTTGTATGTTTGCAGTATAAAATACCCCTTACAAATACTTCCACTTGCCATCGCAAGTGATTTTTGCAATTCCAAAAGCACTTGCCTGTGCAAGTTGAAGTTCAAAGCAATTACAAGTTATGTTTAAGAATATTGAAACGGGCTTATTGCCTCTTTTTTCTTTCCAAATTCTTGAAAGGAAGTGTTTTTATGGAATTGTCTTTACTAATGAAATTATTTGAAAGCATTGGTTTCCCTGCTGTAATTTTTGTTATTTGGTACATCTACCACAATGCACAAGTTAAGACTTTTGAAAAAATAATCTCTAATAATTTTGAAATCTTAAAAGATTTAGTCGAAACAAACCAATACAATGCAACCGTTATGTCTCGTATTGAAAGCAAAATTGACGGCAATCTTTGGTGTCCGATATTAAAAAAGGAGATTTCTAAATAATGAATATTGAGAGAATTCAACTAAAAGGTCAGTTAGCGGAAGCAAAATCAAAATACAAACATCTTGATACAGAAGCAGCAGCTTTAATACTTCTTATTCGTGCCGTATTAAATCCCTTTGAGGAAGATACAACAAAAATAGAAGTTGAAAAAGCTGTTGTTTCAATAAATAAACTGCAAGATGTTGTTGAAGAATTAAAAGGACTTAAAACAAAAATTCAAAAGTTGGAGGAATATTTTGACTAAAAAGAAGTCTTTAGCTGCTGCTGCCGAACGGTTTTATGTAATTGAGCAAATGACAATGGTTGAAATTGCTCAATTACTAAATGTTCACGAAAAGACTATTCAAAATTGGAAAGATGAATTTAATTGGGATGAAAAACGCAACCAATTTATACAAACCAAAAAATCTTTCCATGAAGAAATGTACAATTTTGCTCGTAAACTTATGAACACTATTGAATACGATATTGATAGCGGAAACAAAGTGGAACAGGGCAGATTATATACCTTCGCTAAAATGTTGCCGTTTATAACCAAAATCAAAGAGTATGAAGATTCAAAAGATAAACACAATGATGAACAAACAAAAGACATCACTCCTGATTTTATAAAAATGATTAACGAAGAATTCTTGGGGATAAAATCAGATGAGCTATAAACACTTTTTACCATATCAAATCAGATGGCTTAATGATAATTCCAAAATAAAAATTTGGGAAAAATCAAGACGTATAGGTGCTACCTATGTTCAAAGTTTTGAAGATGTACAGGATTGCTTAAATAAAAAAGTTCCGGCAGTTTGGTTTTCATCTGCTGATGAATCTGCTGCTAAAGAATATATTGATTATTGTGAAATGTGGGTTCGATATTTTCACACAATCGCTAAAAACAAAGGTGTTGAAGTTATTGATAACGATAAAGATATAAAAGCATTGGTTATTGAATTTAAAAACGGAACCAAAATCCACGCATTATCTTCAAACCCTAAAGGATTTCGTTCTAAAGGCGGAAAAGTTGTTCTTGATGAGTTTGCATTCCATAATAATCCCGAAGAACTTTGGAAAGCTGCTCGCCCATGCGTAACGTGGGGTTATCCGTTAAGGATATTATCCACTCATAACGGACAAAATTGCCTTTATTACAAATTTATAGAACAAGTAAACAAAGGACAACTCAATTGGAGTCTTCATAAAACTCCAATTCAAGTGGCTGTATCAGAAGGACTGGTTGATAAGATTTATCAAAGACAAACTTCTAAAGAAGAGCAGGAAGCTTGGATGCAGAATGAAAAAGACAATTGTTTTGATGAATATACTTGGTTACAAGAATATTGCTGTATTGCTGTTGATGAGGCTTGTGCTTTTTTACCTTACGAACTCATCTCAACTTGTGAAATGGATGATGTTTTAAAACCGTTGTCAGAACTGCAACACGATTTTTATGTCGGAGTTGATATCGGAAGAAAAAAAGATTTAACAGTTATTTGGGTTTTAGAAAAACTTGAAAACATTAAATATACAAGACTTGTAATTGAACTAAATAAAATGCCGTTTCAAAAACAGGAAGAAATTCTGCATGAAATCTTATCTCACAAATTGTTCAGACGGGATTGTCAGGATAGTACGGGAATTGGTATGCAGATGGCAGAGAATGCCCAAATCAAATTCGGTAAATTCAGAGTTGAAGGTGTAACTTTTACCAACCGAGTTAAGGAAGATTTGGCATATAGATTAAGAACCGAGTTTGAAAACAAAACAGTTTTTATTCCAAAATCACACGACATAAGAGAGGATTTACACTCTGTAAGACGTATAACAACAGCCTCTCATAATATTCGATTTGATGCTGACCATTCTGCAAACGGACACGCAGACAGATTTTGGGCGTTAGCATTGGCACTTCACGCAGCCGATAACGGCTCCGGTCAAATAAACATTTCAACTCGTAAAAGATATGAAACCTTAAAACTCGTAGAAGGCTTTTAAAGGTACTTAAAATTTTTAGGATATAAGTTTATACTTCCCCACCCCTAAAAATTAAAATTAAATAAATTTAAACGACTTTTAAACAACATTTTTTATAACCACTAAAGGAATTTTTATGGCAAAAAAATTATCAGAAGAAATTGCAACTCGAAAACGCAGTATAAATTTTTATTCATTAGGTACATATTTACCTGATCCGGATATTATTTTAAGAAAACAGGGCAAAGATATCAGGATTTATAAAGAATTGCTTTGCGACCCTCACGTTTTTGCTTGTGTTCAATCAAGAAAAGCCGGTGTTTTATCTCTTGAATGGGAGTTAAACAGAGGTGTTGATAAAGACAAAAATGCTGAATTAGTTGAAAAATTGCTCAAAAAATTAAATTTGAATAAAATCATTAATGACATTTTAGATGCTGCATTATTCGGTTTTACTCCAATAGAAGTTATGTGGGGTAAGGTTGGCAACTACATTTTACCTGTTGAATTAAAAGCAAAACCTCCCGAATGGTTTTGTTTTGATGATGAAAACCAATTAAAATTCAGGACAAAAGAACATTATTGGGGAGAAGGACTTCCACCTCGCAAATTTTTGTGTCCTCAATTCAATCCAAGTTATGAAAACCCATACGGAGAAAGAGTTCTTTCACGAGTTTTTTGGCCCGTAACATTTAAAAAAGGTGGATTAAAATTTTGGGTTGTATTTACTGAAAAATATGGAATGCCTCATCTTATAGGTAAACATCCTCGTGGTGCAACTAAGGAAGAAACCGACAATTTGGCTGATTTATTGGAGCAAATGGTTCAGGATGCTATTGCAGTTATTCCTGATGACTCCTCCGTTGAAATCCAAGAAGCCAATAAATCCTCGTCGGCTGCGATATATGAACAACTTATCGATAAAATGAATGCTGAAATTTCAAAAGCTATACTCGGTCAAACCCTAACAACCGAAATAGGCTCAACTGGAAGTTATGCTGCATCAAATACGCATTTTGCAATACGACAAGACATTATTGATGCTGATAAAAAACTCGTTGAAAGTGTTATTAATCAATTAATAAGATGGATATACGAAATTAACTTCTCAACAGCAGATATTCCCGTCTTTGAAATGTATGCTCCCGAAGATGTCGATTTAGCATTGGCTCAAAGAGATAAAATTCTATTTGATAGCGGTGTTAAATTCACAAAGGAATATTTTATCAAGACCTATGGTTTTGATGAAGAGGATATTGAAATAAAAGAAGATGGTCTTCCTGTTCCAATGAGTCAATATTCTCAATTCGCAGAAGAACCTGTTATTAAAGGACAAAAACAAATTGATGATTTATTCAAATTTTTATCTGAAACTGAACTTTCAAAACAAGCTCAAAATATGCTCTCTCCATTGATTTCACTACTTGAACGTTGTGAGGATTACGAAGAAGCCTACGAATTACTTACAGACAAAAACTTAAAAAGCAAAAAGTTTGAACAGACTCTTCAAAAAGCTATGTTCCTCTGTGAACTGCAAGGAAGGAGTGATGGTTTGGATGATTGATGTTAATAAAATATATTCAGGACACGCTCTGGAAATATTAAAAACATTTGATGATGAATCAATAAATATGTGCATAACCTCGCCACCCTATTGGGGATTAAGAGATTACAAAACTAATCCTGTAAAATGGTCTGACGGTTGGGAGGGTGAACTCGGTGCAGAACCCGATTTTAATCAATACATTAACCATTTATGCGATATTTTTGATGAAGTTAAACGTGTACTAAAAGATGACGGAACTTGTTGGGTAAACTTAGGTGACACTTATGGTGGTTGTTCACTAAACTCATCATACGGAATAAAAGCCAAAGGCGAAACTTCATTTTTGAAAAGCGTTGAACATTTACAAAAAACTGCTCATACACGTGGGAAATATTCAAAAAGTTTGTTATTGCTCCCATTCCGCTTTGCCATAGAAATGATGAACAGAGGGTGGATAGTCAGAAATGTTATTATTTGGCAAAAACCAAATGCAACACCATCAAGTGCAAAAGATAGATTTACTGTCGATTTTGAATATCTGTTTTTCTTCTCTAAAAAGAAAAAATATTATTTTTATCAACAAATAGAGCCTTTTAAATCAACTACCCTCGTGCGTTGTAAAACGGGCTGTGGACTGAATAAAGGAGCGGCATACAAAGGTTTAAATAAAGAAAACTTTGAAAAACTGCAACAAAGAATTCTAAACGGAATAATAAAAGGTAAAAACAAACGTGCGGTTTGGCAAATAGCTACAAAAGGTTATCATGGAGCACATTTTGCGACATTTCCCAAAGAACTGGTCGAAGTACCTATTAAAGCCGGCTGTCCTATAAACGGAATTGTTTTAGACCCTTTCATAGGAAGTGGAACAACTGCCGTAGTAGCACAAAAACTCAATTGTAACTACATTGGAATTGAATTAAACCCCGAATATATACAACTGGCAAATAATCGAATCAAAGAAGGAATATAAATGACATTTACCCCTGAAGAAGCAGCTATGAAAAGGAATTTTCTTAAACAGCGACAGAGTTTACCACTTCATCTGAAAGTCGAACTCTCCAAAAACAGAATTAAGCAATTTTATGAACATTTTGACGGGAATGTCTATGTCTCTTTTTCAGGCGGAAAAGATTCTACCGTATTATTACATCTCGTGCGTTCACTCTATCCCGAAGTGCCTGCTGTTTTTGTCGACACAGGACTTGAATATCCTGAAGTTAGAAAATTTGTCAAACAAACTGCAAACACAATAACAATAAGACCTAAAATTACATTTAAAGAAGTATTGGAACAATATGGTTATCCGGTTATAAGTAAAGAAGTTGCAAAAACAATCGAAGAAAGCCGGAGAAACCCTAACGGCTATACAAAAAAGAAGTTTAACTCAAATAGTGACTACGTAAAAAAATACGGCTCACGTTACGATCTCTCAAAGTGGATACCATTGAGGGATTCGGATATAAAAATATCTTCTCAATGTTGCAATGTAATGAAGAAAAAACCGTCATATAGATATGAAAAAGAAACAGGTCGTAAACCCTTTATTGCAACAATGGCAGCAGAGAGCAACTTAAGAAAACAAGAATATTTGAAAAAAGGCTGTAACTCTTTTGATACAAAACGCCCTGCCTCAACTCCGCTTGGATTTTGGACAGAGCAAGATATTCTTCAATATATAAAGGAAAATAATTTACCGTATTGTTCTGTATATGGCGATATTTTGCAAGATAAAAAAGGCAAATTCTTTACAACAGGAGCAAAACGCACAGGCTGTATGTTTTGTATGTTTGGTGTCCATACGGAAAAATCCCCCAATAAGTTTGAGTTAATGCGTGAAACTCATCCAAAATTGCACGATTACTGTATCAACCAACTTGGTTGCGGAAATGTCCTCGATTTTTTAGGAGTGAAGTATTAATGGTACAACTTAAAGGTCTGTTTAAACTTGCTCCGAGTCTTGCAATAAAATATTTCAAAAACAAAAACAACAAATTTAGTTGGGATTGGTACGAACTATGGCAAGATGCACATAAAAAATCGTTTACGGCCGCTAAAGTTATGCGTGAAGATATCTTAAAAGATATTCGTTCAACTTTAGACAAAGCACTTTCTGAAGGCAAAACCTTTAAAGAGTTTTCAAAAGAACTTAAACCAACCCTTCAAAAGAAAGGTTGGTGGGGCGAACAAATTGTTGTTGATTCAAAAGGTAATGCCGAAAAAGTTCAGCTTGGTTCAATGTATCGATTAAAAACAATTTATTCAGTAAATATGCAAACTGCATACCAAACAGGAAGATACAAAACTCAAATCGAAAACAAAGAAAACAGACCATATTGGCAATATGTTGCTGTTTTAGATGCAAATACAAGACCGGAACACGCACAATTACACGATTTAGTATTCCCTTGCGATGATGCCTTTTGGACAGCATTTTATCCACCTAATGGTTGGAGATGTCGTTGCAGGGTTAGAGCATTATCTGATAGCTATGTTAAAAAACATAATTTAATTGTTGATTCATCTAATAACAGACTATCAGAAGAAGAAAGACTTGTTTCTAAAAAATCAGGGGAATATAAACCGGTTACAGTTTATACAGACCCATTAACAGGGAAGAAAATTGCACCTGATGTTGGATGGAGTTATAACCCCGCAGCTGATTTTTAAAAGGTATTTAAAGAAGATTTAAAGGAGCATAAAATGACGATTGACAAAAAAAGTTTAATAAACTGGGTTGGTGGTAAAAGATTATTGCGAAAAACAATTGAGCCACTTATTCCAAAAGACATTGTTTCATATATTGAGCCATTTGGTGGCGGTGGTTGGATTTTATTTTACAAAGATAAATGGGCTGATTTAGAAATCTATAACGACCTCGACAGCCGTCTTGTAAACCTTTTCAGAATTGTAAAATATCATCCGAATGCTTTTAAGGAAGAATACAAGTATTTATTAGGTTCAAGAGAAATGTTCTTCCAATTTATGAATGGAACTTTTATTACAGATATACAAAAAGCTGTGCAGTTCTATTTTATTATCACTCGCTCTTTTGGAGGGAAAGGCGGAACATTTGGAACTGTTAAAAAATCTACAGGTGGTGCTTGTAAATCACAAGCAAATGTTATGGATAAAATTGATGCGATTCATAAACGACTCGATAAAGTTATGATTGAAAATAGGGATTTTGAAAAATTAATCAAACAGTACGACCATAAAGGAGCATTTTTCTATTGTGACCCACCATACACTTCAGGTTGTGGCTACGATGTAACAACAACAGAAGGTTTTGACCACGAACGATTAAGAGATACTTTGAAAAATATTGAAGGTAGATTTTTGCTTTCCTATGATGATTCTCCAAAAGTAAGAGAATTATACAAAGGCTTTGAAATGATAGAAGTTGAAAGGCAAAACGGCATTAATAATCGTCAGGGTGCTGATAGGCAAAATAAAACATATAAAGAGCTTTTAATTGCTAATTATCCTATTAAGGAACTTCATCATGCCGGATGAACCAATAGAGATTAAATTGGATAACAAAGCCGTTGAAGAAGCATTGCTTGAAGTTGCCCAAAAAGCATCTGATTTGCGACCATTAATGAAGAATATCGCAGGAATTATGGCAGATTCTACTGAAGAAAACTTCAAAGAAGAAGGTCGCCCAAAGTGGAAAGATTTGTCAGAAAAAACGAAAACTGCAAGAAGAAAAACAGGACATTATCCCGGACAAATTCTTCAAGTTTCAGGTCAGTTAGCAATGTCTATTACAACACAATATGACAATGAATCAGCTATTATTGGGTCAAATAAGGTTTATGCTGCAATCCATCAACTTGGCGGACAAGCAGGTAAAAACAAGAAAACAACAATTCCTGCAAGACCTTACCTTAAATTAACTGATGATAATCTTGAAGAAATTCTTGAGCAGACTAAAAGGTATTTAGAAAATTAGTATACCTGTCCGATATCTTTAAGGTAAATCTGCCTTACTTCTTCTAGCATATCAAATCCACATTTAAGATGCTCAAAAAATGTCTTAACATCTTGCACCTTGTCTGCAATATTTTCAATATTAATAATTTCATTATTTGAAAAAATATACTCCCCTTCTTTATCTGTAAGATATCTAAAAGTAAAAGAAGAATCATCTAATTCGCCTATCGTTATAATAATATTTTCAATTCGTTTTAATTCTTTCAGCAATGCTTTAAAATTATAAAAAAATCGTTATAACAGTAAGGAGTAAATATAATGAGAAAAATATTATTGTTTTTATTTGCGTTTTTTATTTTTGCAGGATGTTGTTTTGCTACAACTACAAATTCTTATGACCAATACGGTTCAAAGACAGACTCTTTCAGAACTAACGGCTCAACAATAAATCAATATGACAAATATGGCAGCAAAACAGGTTCATATAGAAAAACCTCAAATGGATATAATTCCTACGACAAATATGGCTCAAAGACAGGAAGCTACCGAAAAACATCTTCCGGATACAATTCTTATGACAAATACGGAGCTAAAACAGGAAGTTTTAAAACAAATTCAAATGGTGTAACAACACAGTATGACAAATACGGTTCTAAAATCGGAACATTCAAAACAGACTCAAGTGGCAGAACTACTCATTACGACAAATACGGCAGAAAAGTCGGTAGTTACAAATAAATCTCATTTTTTCTTATTACATTTACAATCCAAATAAGGACATTTGCCGTCTTTTATATGCAATATTTCAGGTGTTATATATTCAACATCAATACCATGAATTTGTCCTAATTTTTTTACTCTATTAAAATAAACCATTTCAGTTTTAGGGTCTTCAAGAATTAATACGACCATTGTTTTTTTACCTGTCATATATTGGTAATGTAATGCTTGTCCGATAGATTCAGCCCATTTATTGGCGAAATCAAACTCGACAGCGTGGCAGGAAGTCAAACAATCAACTCTTGTTTTATCTTTGTTTTCATATTCCTCAATACCTTTATGAGCAGAACACCAAGCATGTTGATATGAAGATTCGCTATGTGCATGGTATGCATATTTGAAACCATTTTTAGCATATCTATATTCAACTGCAACAACACTTTGTGTAATAAAAAAAATAAGGAATATCGCAAAAATAATACAATAAAAATTTTTCATTATTTATAATATCCACCCATTCCGTCTGACCTAATATGGTCATTGTCGGTATAAAAACCTCCCATACCATCACTACGGATATGTCCATTTTTAGTGTAGTAACCACCTAAGCCGTCTGACCTGACATGGTCGTCATTTGTATAGTAACCGCCAAATCCATCAGAGCGAACATGTCCATTGTCAGTATAAATGCCACCCATTCCATCATTTCTAATATGTTCTGCATGAGCAGGAATGGTTAATGCTAAAAAACAGAGAATTGCTATAATCTTAATTTTCATTTTTACCTTTCTTATACTTATGTATTTCAGTATTCAAAAAGTATTATAAATTTTAATCACGTCAAATATGGACATACTGTTTAAATAGACTGTAATTACAGCCTATTAAATTGAATTTATCATTAAAATTGTAATTATGCAAGATAACTCTCAAAATAAGACTGCAAAACTCGTTAAGGCTATCGGAGAAATAATAAAAAGGCATAGAGAAGAACAAAATAAAACTATGTATAAAATTTCTGCTGAAGCCGGTGTTCCAAAGGCAACTTGGAGAGAATTAGAACTCGGATTAAAAGATTTTAGATTCTCAACAATATGGAAAGTTGCTGAAGGTTTAGATATGCCTTTGGATAAACTCATTAAAGAAGTACAAGATAAATTAGGGGATAAATTTTCTCTATCTGATTTAAAATAGTATTTTATTTTCCCTTTTCACTGCAAATTTTATGTATATAGTTTTCGTTGACTTTGCACAATATACATAAATTCATTCTTGAACGCTTTGTACCGTCATAAACACGTTTTATGTATCGTTTTATTAGTTCTCTGTCCCAATATTTTGTCATCGTAAAAACACAGCCTGTAGCTTCTGTTAATAATTTTATTGTTGCAGACATTCCGATTATACTTGCCATTAATTTTAAGTCTTCGGTTGGAAAATCTTCGGATGTTGCCGTATCTATCCATGGATACTTTTCTTGTAAACACATATATAGCTCCTAGGGGTTGGGGTAATGGTCTCATCAGTTAACGCCTAACGTTAAGACGGTCAGATTGCACCGTTATCCGACCGTTTCGACCTGTTAGATTCTTGCCATTGGAGGAAGCATTACTTCGCAAGTCATATTGGAAATTTTGTCCATCATAGACTGCAATAAATCCATTTGAGCTTCAATGTTTGTACATTTTAGCCTACGGGAATCTTTGCATCTGTAATCAGCATTGTCATCAAGCATAATGTCTGCAAACTTTAATTTTGCCTGCTCACATTCCGCTACCAATTCTTCCATTTTCATAGTCATCATGTTCATAACTTTTTCTTTCATTGACATTGTTGAGTTTTCCATAGTTTTTTCTCCTTTTCTTTTATGTACCTCTTAAAAGCTATTTAAACTGCTTTTAAATCTTTTTCTTTTTTAATTTTTTCTAATACAGCTATAAGTTTTGAAGCTTCTCGTTTGGATAGAAATTTTATGTCATCAATCTTACATTGGCGTTTTACAAATTTTCTTAAACTTCTAATTTGCTGTACGCTTTCTGCAATATTGCAAATATCCCACCAAATTGCCTCTATTTTCCTCAATTGCAAAGGTGTAGACATTTTAGAATCTCTTTCGTTCAAGTCATCGTATTTTTTAGGTTTTGCAAGTTTTAATTTTTTTGTTTTATCCTGCAAAATTTCAATCAGGATATTGGCTTCGGTTTCAGTAAGTTTTTTTGAACTGTAAACCCCGAAACTTGCGAGCATCTCACGATATAAATCGTCATCAAGTCCCAATATATTTTTAAGAGTATGAATTTGTTTAATTTGTAGTGATGTACTCATAATGTTCCTGCCTTTGTAATTCTTTACCTCTCGCAATACCTACTTGAACTCCGAAAATAAAGACTGCAAGTAGTATTAAAAAGGTGTATAAAAATCTTTCAAATTTTGTATAGTCTTGCATAATTCCTCACACCAATATCTGTTTTACACTTGCTTTTATGACCTCTTCATCTACTTCAACTTCATTCAATTCAGCAATACGGATTGCTCTGACCAAAAGTTTGGTCAGAACTCTCGTATTGCCTGCACAGAACGCAGAAAGAATGGGGTAGATGTGTTTGTAATTTGGAAGGAGTGAAGAGATAATAGCTTGTTTATCATCATCATTTAAAACTTCTAATTTTGCATACATTCCAACCCTAGAGAATAATTGTGCATATTGGCGTTTTTCGCCTTTTAAATTAGTTATTAAACGTGGCATTCCGACTAATAAAATGCCAACATTTGCTTTGTCATAAATTCTTCTTACCAATTCAAGTGATTTGTATGGCAAATGCTCTGCTTCATCGATAATTATTAATCGACCTGAAGATTTAAGTTTATCAACAATATCGCTAAACATTGCATGAATTGTGCCACATCCGTCATATCCTAATTTTTTGTGTATTTCGGAAAATAAAACTTTCGGAGTGTAACCTAAATCTGCCTCAATTAAAATAACATCAGGATTTTCAATAGCATATTTTTTTACGGCAAATGTTTTTCCAACACCTGCAATACCACAGCAAACTCCAATCTCATTTTCAACGTGGCAAACTTTTGCAATATTGAAAACATCCTGTGCGACACTTGTTTCAACAAAATCGATATTAATTCTGCCTTCACGTAATTTTTCGATATCAATAAAATGAGAAACCGCTTCTTCGATTTTTTTGACATTACCTTTATAGTTACCGTTGAGCCATAAGTGTAGTGCTGTTGAAGAAATATTCATTGCTTTTGCAGTATATGCAAAAGTATATTTCTTTTCTTTCATTAACTTGTGTAATTCATCAATTAAATTCATAATTCCTCCTATATAGCCCTTTTCTCTAAATCTCTACGTTTTTCAGCTTCTGTGAGATATAGTTTTTTCTTTGGCTGAATTGGGGTAACATATTTTGCAGGAATAGAATTGTTATTCTTTTCCTCTTTTACAACCATATCCATCTTTGTATTAGATATTTTTGATACTTTTACGTTTGATTTGAAATCAACTTTATCAAGACTATTAATCAGATTTTCTACAATATCCTCATTTGTAGGATTATATTTTGTCTTAATATATGATTTTAAAATTTTCTTTTCTTTATTCTTAATCGCAACTTGTTTTTGGTATTCACTCTTTTCGATATCCGTATTTGCTAAGAACGATGCAGGCTGATTTGCATTTGCTTTGCCTAAATATTCATCTGTTTGAGCATCAAATACCCAAGCTTCTTGATAAGCGTTAATATCTCTGCGGATATAAACCTTTCTGCCTTTTTCGGTAATCATCCACTCTGCCCAATAAGAAATTTGCAATTGAGAATCAAAAATGCCATTCCTTTTGATTGTTATATTGTTTGTAGTTCTCATGCAGAACAATTTTAAGGCATCTCTGCTGATAACTTTTTTATTGGTAAATTCTTCAGCCCATAACTCGTCAGGACACTTACCCTGCAAGACTTTGCCTTTAGATGGCTTTTTGTTTAAATAATTTTCAATAAATCTATCAAATAGAATTTTAAAATCATCAAATTTCATAATTTGACTATTTTTAATCTCATTCTTTAATTTTTCAGGTCTTTCGGTAATTTTGCCTCCACGATACCCAACAAACTCTTTGGAAAGGTATTCTTTTATTTTCAAAAAGTCCCTTTCCACAGGTTTTGTTTGGGCATTATAGGGGAGTGCGAAATGGATGTGTATGCCGAGATTCTGAATTAAAGAACCACCGTCTTTTTTGTGTTTAACTTTTACGGTTCTTGTTCTACCACCTGCAAAATCTTTACAGCGATAGTCTTTACCATTATCAAGATAAACATCTTCAGGAATTCCAAAATTTAAAACTCCATAATAAAATGCTTGAAAAATATGGTCAGAGTTTGGAGAATCTGCGTGTAAAAACCAACCTAGCCATTTTGAAGTTTTTGCATCTCTGAATACTGTAACCCAAGGGAAACAAACAGTTCCATTGAAATCGACTGCAACATCTATTTGAGCATGGTCTGATACCCAACAAGTTCCGGCATTTAAGTTTGAATAATCTCTTGGAACATAATTCGCATATTTTTTATTCCAAGCTGATTCGCCATATCTTGCGATAAAAATAGCTTGTTCAGGCACTTCATTTCTTAATCTTCTGATGAAGGTTTTGCTTGTTGGAAAATTACTAACGCAGTCAAATCCCTGCCGTTTTGCAAATCCTAATGTTATGCTCCAAGCCGTTTCAACAGAAGGAGCACCTTCTCTTAAATAAATACTTTTAAAATATTCAAAGCATTCGTTATCAACTTTACTGAAACCTTTTCTATGATTTCCGTAATGGGATAATAAAGCTGTTATTCCACCACAAGAATATTTTTTCAAAGCTATTGTCAGAGAAGAATAGCAAGCTTTTTTATGAGGATATTTTTGCGACCAGTCTGCAAGAAAATCTATTTTTTCTTGATATGTCATTCCTTCTGTTAGTCTAAACAGTTCCAAATATTTTTCAGCTTTAGCTTTCATCCATTTTGGAGCATTAGAATATGCCTCTAAACTTTGTTCTACTTCATTTTGTGAAGTCGGTGTAAGGTATGATTTATACTTTTCGATATACTTCAAAGGCATAGATGACAACAGAATTTGATAATTTTTATTCCTACCTGCAAGCTCAAATTTACACTTGTATTCTCCGGATTTGCATTTTCTTCTAATTGTTTCTTTTTTACTATTAGTAAGACTGCAAACTTCTTCAATATTTAACCAAACATCTGAAGTGTTATTCATTATTTAACACTCCTTTTGTTTTTGAATAAAATCAGTACGTTTTCTTTCATCCATTGGTCAAATAATTCATTTTTTCGGCTACCTTTAATAAGCATATTTATATAGTTACGAGAGAAGCCTAACTCTTTGCCTAAGTCACTTTGAGTCATCTTCAATTCTTTTAAACCAATGATATATTTTTGATTTAACGATAGCCTCATTCTCTCCGTCCTCTAATCGATTTTTAAATTTTGTTATTCATTATTTAATATACTATTTAAAAATGAATACTGCGTCAATGATTTTAGTAAAATTGTGAACAAAGTAACAAGAAAAATTTAATTCATAATTTTAAAATACTGATTAAATAACGCATAAAGATATATTAAAATATGAAGTATTGTAAAGAAGTTGCGAATAGTTTTGTTGAAAATTTGAATAATTTATGCAAACATGTTTTTTGAAAAGGAGTGCTATTACAGATGACTATACAAGAGAGATTAAAATCTTTTAGAATGCAAGTATCTTCAGGAATTGATGCATTTTGCGAAGAGCTATTGAAAAATGGATGTAAAATTACAGCACCGACCATTTATGGTTATGAGGGAGGACAAAGACAACCTAGTGTTTCGTATATCAGCGGATTAATCAAAGTATATGATGCCAATCCTTTTTGGCTTTTACAGGGTGTCGGAGAGATGTTTGTATCTGAAGAAGATAAATCAAAAGCAAATATGCCTGCAAATGTTGATTTAACTAACACAGTATTTATTCCTGTTGTAAATATGGATGTATCAGCAGGATTTGGTTCATTAACTGAAGAGATTGAATCAACTAAAGATTTTGTGTCTTTCGGTAAAGATTGGATTAAAAAGCATATAAGTGCGAATATAAATAATTTGGTTATGTTTACCGTCAGAGGCGATTCAATGGATGGTGGTAACAGCAGAATTAAAAACGGTTCGCAAATAATAGTAGATACAAGTGTAAAAGAATATATAAATGACGGTATTTATGCAATAAGAATAGAAAACGCCTTATTTGTAAAACGCCTGCAATATATGCCGGGAAAATTATTAGTTAAAAGCGATAACCCAATATACCAACCATTTGAAGTGGATTTAAAAACTGATAGTGTGAATATTATTGGCGCTGTTGTTTATGTTATGAACGACATGTCCTGCATATAATAA